CAAAAAGGCAGACGCGCTGTGGCTAATTGAAAGGCTCAGAGCATTCAACAAAGCGGCGGAATCTGTGAGGGAAAAACCGAGAGAATCGCTGTATGAGACGTTCTATGTAGCCAAAAAGAACAAGGGAATGTCTGCGTTATTTAAAGGTATCTTTGCCTGCCAAGACAGATACATAGGTTGCAATAGCTCCGTGGTTATGGGCGGTGTCGCGGCTAAGGTAAGGCAGCTTTTGGCGAGACATTCAACCGTGGAAGACGAGAATCTGACATCCAAAACAGCAAATGAGTGTGCTGAATATCTGCGAGGTTTCGGGTTTGAAATGACAGCGGAGAAATTTAAGTCCCTGATAACTGACACTCACAGAAGAATTGACGCTCCGAACGACGAATTAAAGACCCTCTTAAACACGCTTAAAGGCATTTTTGAGGACGATTTTCACGCCCTGTATCATACCTCGGCTTTTGCGTATATCAAACACAGAAGCACCATAGACGCTGTTAAGAGGCATCAGCAGAATGAGAGCCGATGGTTTGGGAAATTTGACTTGAAGAATTTCTTCGGAAGCACGACGGTGGATTTTATAATGGAAATGTTATCCATGATATATCCATTCTCGGAAGTTACATTGTATGTCAGCGGGAAAGAAGAGCTTAGAAAAGCGTTGTCGCTGTGTGTCTTAAGGGATGTACTGCCGCAGGGAACGCCGATTTCGCCGCTCATAACAAACATAATGATGATACCTGTAGACCACGAGCTTTGCAATAAGCTCAGGGGAAACGAAGGGCAAAGGTTTGTGTACACAAGATACGCCGATGATTTTTTGGTGTCGTCCAAGTATGACTTTGATTTTAGGGAAATCGAAAAGGTAATCATGGAAACTTTACAGCAATTTAACGCTCCATTCACACTTAACACAGGAAAGACGAGGTACGGCTCTTCTGCGGGAAGCAACTGGAATCTTGGTGTGATGTTGAACAAAGATAACAAGATTACGGTCGGCTATAAAAAGAAGCGTCAGTTTCAGGCGATGCTCACGTCCTATATTTTGGACAGGGAAAATGGACACCCATGGGAAATCGGAGACGTGAGGGTGCTTGAAGGCTACAGGAATTACTATCGAATGGTGGAAGGAGAAACCATAGATAACATAATCAATCACTTAAGCCAAAAGTTCGGCGTAAATATCGTGCGCTGTATTAGGGAAGATTTAAAATCGTAAGAGCATAATGCAATATATCTAATCAAGATAGCTTCCCGCTGTCAGCGGAAGTAACAATTCGAGCGGCGAAGAATGGAGGAAGCGGAGGCATTCGGACGCCTCCTATGGCGTCGTCCAAAGGTTTCTTCAAGATGCTCGACTGTCATCATAGACTCCGAGGCGTCGAGGAACCAAGTGAAATCCTGCTGCCGCAAGGATTTTGTCCAGCTCAACGACCCGTCAGTATGCCGCAAGAGCATCTGATCGCAGCAAGTTAAACATTGCAGTCACTATGCAGATTATGCTTTGCGTAATTAATCAAAGGCGCATCCTTAAACGGGTGCGCCGAAATGTTAAAAGGAGGAAATCAAAAATGACAAGAAGAGAGTTTGTTGAGGAAAAAGGACAATTGGTCTTGGTATGACTTGGCAGAATTTTGTGATGACATGGGCTGTTCATACTTTGAAAATCTTTATGACGGCGATCAGGTTGAGTCATACATAGATGAGGTGCTGTCCGATAAAGCCCGACATGATTCGTGGCGCGATGTCAGAGATTGGTTGAACTCTATGCCTGATAATTGCAACGGCGATTACTACCGCCTTGATGATTACGGGGAATTTGTTGAGATGGATGACTATGATTTCAGAGAATTGTGCGATGAAATTATATCATACGCCGACGAACGCGACCTGTGGGAAGAGGAAGAAGTGGAAGAAGAGATTACGGAAGAGGAAGAAATAGAGGAAGAGGATTTAACTCCGATAGAGGAAGAAGCGATTCCGCTGTCGGATTTAATCAAAACTTGCGGCGAGGGGCTTAAGTTCATAAGTGACAATTTGGCTAAAGAGGAACGCGATTTCGACAATAGTATTGTAGAAATTGTCGGTTCCTTCAAGGTTGCCGTAGGCTAAGTAGCTCGGCGGACGTATGCAATTGATTGTTTAAATGCAAGTTTTTGCAATGTGCTATACATATTTAGGCAATCGCTTCTTGCTGTCAGCGGAAGTAAAGCGGTTTTAGCTGCATCCAAACCTCTCTACGCTGTCGGTCGAAAACGCAAAGTTCCGCTGCGCGGAATTTGGTTATTCGACGCTCGGCTTTGATAGGTTTGGATGGCATTTTGGCAGAGATTACGCATGAGTCCTTATGCTATATCTCCGCTTAGATACGTCCGCCACAGGTGCTTGATAATATAGAAAGGAGATGGCGTAATGCCGAACTGGGTCAGAAATGTCGTGTTGTTTTCGGGCGACACGGCAAATGTCAGGAAGGTACTTAAGTCAATCAGAAGCTTAGATAATCGTGACGCGAAGGATTTCGATTTTGAAAGACTTGTTCCCATCACGGAGGAAGATATGTTTAACCGTCTTGTGTATAATTATTATTGTTATGTTAAAACCGGACGGCTGCCGCCGGGAGAAACTATGAGCGAGGCTGAAGTCTTGCATGATATTCATGAGCAAATTATAAGGTTAGACTCATCCGAACGCGAGATGCTTGAGATTGGCGAGCGCGTCAAAGAAGATGTATACGCGCTTCATGCGTCGAATTGGTGCCGGTATTGGTATATAAAGCATTGGGGAACAAAGTGGAATGCGTTGATTCCTGTTGCCGACGCCGAGAGAAAGTACTTGACGTTCAGGACTGCGTGGGCATTTCCCGTGCCTATTATGGAAAAGCTTGCAATTTTATGTAGCGAAAACGACGTTACGTTTAAGGGCGCATGGGCTGACGAGTTTCCAAATCAGAATACGGGAATGTTTAGAATGACATATGATGGCATTTTGCTGTGGCAAAACATAGAAGATGAAGAATTTGACGAGGATGTTGAAAGCAAAGTTTGGCAGGCTATATGGGATGAAGAAGATTGGGATTCACTTGATGAGCTTGATTATTCTTGGTTAATATAACCTACGCAAAGATGTCCCCCGCCTCTAAGGCGGCGGGTGCCATTCATGATTTCAGTGGGAGTTATAATCTCCCACTGAAACCCTGAGGAGCTAACGCTCCCTTTGCTGGTTGCAATCTTTGCAAGCTCCGCTCCTTGCAAGCAAAGCGGAGCGTTGCTTCGATTTAAAAGGAGGAATTGTATAATATGAAATGTGTTGGAGTGCGACATCAGGCGGGGCAGGATAAACTGTTTTGGTTTGTCGTGCCGGATGAACTTTGCAAGTTTGTGCATATAAAATCAAAGGTTTATTGCAGTACGCAGCACGGAGTTAGCTCGGGTGTGGTTGAAGGCGTGGGAGAATATGTCAAATTCGAAGATGATGACCCGATAGTAAAGGCGGGAAATCTTACCGCAAATGAGAGCGTTGTTAATTTTATATGTTCACTCTCCGGCAGAGACATTCGTATCGGTGATATTCGAATAGGTGTCGTGACGAGTGTTATAGATGATGTTCCGCTGTCGGAAATCCATGTGCCGTGGAGAATGGCGAGCTCTTCTCCCTCTTCGGAAAAGATTGCCAAGAGGGTTCAGGAGTTCTATGATTTTAGCGATTTTGAAACACGCGTTGTTATTGATGAACACGGGAATTTAATTGATGGCTATACGGCGTATCTTGTGGCGAAAATGTTTGACCACGAAACGCTTAAAGCGGAGAGAGTTGCGTCTCTCAAGGCGGGTGATAGCGATTGAATGTAAAGATAAGTGCGGGAAATTCTAAGCTTGGTTCTATTCCGAGCGTCTCGCTTCCGGCGGGGGAAACCTGCCGTCATGACTGCGAATGTTACAAGAAGTGTTACGCCAGAAGGCTTGAGCGTTTAAGACCTGCTGTCCGTAATGCGTACCAGCACAATTACGAACTTTTGAAATCAAATCCAACTACATACTGGCGGGAAATAGAAGGGCAAATCATGATGTCTCGCTATTTTAGATTCCATGTTTCGGGAGACATTCCTGACGCGGATTATCTCGAGCATATGGTTGAGGTTGCTGACAGGAACAGACACTGCGGCATTCTTTGTTTTACCAAAAAGTATGAGCTGGTCAACTCTTTCCTCGCAAACGGCGGGAAAATCCCTGAAAATTTACACATTATATTAAGTGGTTGGGTAGGATTGGAAATGGTTAATCCTTTCAAGCTTCCAGAGGCTCACGTAAGATACAGAGATGGCGAAACTACAGCCGGAGCGGATGCTCACGAGTGCGGAGGAAACTGCACCGAATGTATTCTAACATCTGGCGGTTGTTGGAGTTTGAAGGCGGGCGAACAAGTTGTCTTCAATGAGCATTAGGGAAGAGGTGAGGGTTTGATTTTCTTTGAGTTCATAAGGGTCGTGGCAATAATTGTAAAAGCCACGGTGTTATTCTTTTTGCCGGGATTTATTATGTGCATTTTGGCAGAATTTATTGATTAAGGAGTGATTATAATTGTATACAATGTATGAAGAGCTTGTGTGCGCAATTTTTGCACAAGCCGCAAAAGACTATGCGGATTTAAGAAAACGAGGCGTGTCCAAAAGTCAAACCTTACACGGAGATGGGTACTATTCTATAAAGGAAATCGAAAAGTTTTTTGTAAGCCCATGGGGAGCTATGCTTCTGCGCGGCATAGGCTGTAAACTAAATGGAAGGGACGTGTTAAAAATGGTGCGGAAGAGGTATTCAAAAATGAAAGCGGAGGAGGCATTAACGGCATGATATATCTTGACAATGCAGCGACAACGGCGATTGTACCGGAAGTTTTAGACGCTATGATGCCGTATCTTACAACAGACTACGGCAATCCCGGCTCGATATATTCATTGGGCAGGGAGGCTCGAAATGCGGTGGAAGAGGCTCGTTCTCAGGTCGCTGATTTTATGGGAGCGGCACCCGAGAATATAATCTTTACATCAAGCGGCAGCGAGGCGAACAATTTAGCCATAATAGGAAGTGCAAGTGTGCTTAATAAGAGAGGCAGACGGCATATCGTTGCGTCGGAAATGGAACACGCGTCGGTTTTGGGTGCGGTAAATTATTTATGCGGCGGGAAAAGGCAGGGTGTTGTGTGGGACGACTTCTATGCGTCGTTCATACCGCCCAACGGCATAGGACGAATCTCATGCGAAAGTGTTAAGTCTGTTATAAACGAGGAAACGGGCTTGGTGTCTGTAATGTATGTAAATAATGAGGTCGGAACGGCGAATCATATATCCCAAATCAGCAGACTTTGCCACGCGCATAATGCGCTGTTTCACACGGACTGCGTACAAGCGGCAGGAGCATATACATTAAATGCTAAGGGTTTTGACGTTGACTTCATGTCAATTTCGTCGCATAAGATACACGGTCCGAAGGGCGTCGGTGCTTTATACGCAAAGTGTCCGGGAAATCTTTCGCCGATTATCCAAGGCGGAGCTAATCAGGAGTTTGGTCTGAGAGGCGGAACGGAAAACGTTGCGGGAATCGTAGGTTTCGGCAAAGCGTGCGATGTAGCGCAAAGAAATTGGGCAAAAGGGGTATTGGCAACCACGCATTATAAAGAAGTGTTTTATAAATTTATATGCTCGGAAGGCTTGTCGGATAGCATACAGGTAAATGGTCTTGCCCCCGAAGCCCCGGGCAGAATATTAAACCTCACAATCCACGGAATAGACGCGGAAACTTTGCTCCTTCTTTGTGACACGATGGGCTTGTGTATATCGGCAGGCTCTGCGTGCGGCGCACATGAATCTAAACCAAGCAGGGTACTTCTGGCGATTGGTCTGTCGCCGGAACAAGCGAGGAGCAGCGTAAGAATATCATTCTCAGATACAAACACAATTGAGGAAGTTAAAAAAGCCGCCCGGATTTTTGTGCAATGTGTACAAAATTTAATAAATATGTAATATTTTGTTGCGTATTTTATAAGGATGTGATATAATGGTATTAGTGAGATACAGACTGAGTTCTGTTAATTTTTAGAAGGTGAGGTTTTTGTATGACAGAAAATCCAAATAACAATGATTTCCGTGGTGATGACGACGGCATCTTTGAGTGGTTCGATGACTTCATTGAGTATTTAAAGAAGATTGACGCGAATCAGCCGGATGGAGTTACAATAGAAATCATGAAGCTCGATAAGGTGAAGGAATTCCGCTATGTGCGTTACCTTATGCAACGTGCGGTGAAAGGGTGCGATGCTGAGGTAACTTACGCAATCAACGAACCATGGGTTGGACACGGTTCTGTGACTGTGCAGGGAAAGAATATTATAATTCGCGAACCAAGGTTGTTTGCGGAAGCGGGGAGGTATGCGCTTAACCTCGACATATATCCCAAGACTGACGGCACCGTTCAAATGGATTTTGGATTTCAGGGTTTGGCTAACGTATCTCATGCGGAAGGAGGTACTCCCGATGGAATTTGATTACGATTACTACGACTATGATAGTATTTATGATACGGTAATGGACGCGGTAGACAAAGCAGATGCGTATTTTGAATCAATTTATGAATCGGATCCGGATAAGGTGGACGCTCTCGGAGAATGCTGTGATATGCTCGACAAGTTGACTGATGAGTTTCAAAGCGATGTGTGTTTGGTCGGGTTTGACGATAAAGCGATGGAAATTTCGGTTTGCCTTAAGTGTTCAAACATTGTCGCACAGTCAAGTAGTCCGATGTTCTATGATGTGGTGGCGAGGACAACAAGATGTGAGATTAAAGCGAATGATGAAGATTCTATCTTGTTTAAATTTGTATTCCCAAGCGTGTGGAATGAAGTGAAAGGCGAGGTGTTCTAATATGACAGAAAATCCAAACAACAAAAACGGCTCTCTTAATGAAGACGATGAGGTTTTCGCAGAACTCGACGAGTTCATTAAAGAGCTGAGGAAGAAAGAAGCGGAGAGGAAAGACGGCGTAGAAGTAGAGGCACTGAATTTTAAAAAAGTAGCTGATCTGCGTCGCGTGTATCATCTCATGGAATGTATGACCGAAGGCACAGACGCGAAAGTTACTTATGGTATTCATGAGCCGTGGATTGGGCACGGTTATGTAACTGTAGTCGGGAGAGACCTTATGATTGACGAGCCGGGATTAATCGCGGAGGCTGCGAAGTACGCGGAAAATTGTGATATATTTTCGAGGACGGACGGACGTATCCAAATAGACTTTGCGTTTCAGGGTTTGATTGACACGCTGATTGAGAAATAAGGGAGGAGGTTGTACCGATGGAAAGTGTGAAGTATTTTGATTTAGCCAAAGAAGCGATAGGAAGTGAAGCTTTGGAGAAGCTTAAGAGCAAGCCGAGAGGCTTAGAATGGCTGAGGCAATATTGCTCTCTCGTTGATTCGTTTAAGGCGAGTTTTAAGGGTGATAAGTTAGAGGTAGCTTTTGATGAAGAGTCCGGGATGCTTGCTTTGTCTTTGGAATGCGGCGAGGTTATTGTGGAACAGACGGAGCATCCGTTCTATAATCTGATGGAAACTGCTAAGGGGTGTAGGATTTCTTGCGTGAAGGACAACCCTGACCGCATGAAGTTTGTTTTTAAGTTTCAAATCTAAGGAGGGATACCGATGAATAATAAAAGACGCGCGGCTTTAAAAGAAGCCGAGGCTTTGCTTAACCGCGCCTCGGCAATAGTCTCGTCTGTATCGGACGAAGAAACGGATTGTCTTGATAACATTCCGGAAAATCTACAGGCGAGTGAAAAATATGAAAGAATGGAGGATGCCGTGGATATGCTCGGAGATGCAGTTGAGTTTATTGATAATGCAATATCGTGCGTATCTGACGCGGCTATGTAAAATATGTGGAGTTTTTTTGCAGCGTTTTTCTTGGGGTCGTACTTTGTCTGCAAGGGTTCTATTGAAGCGGCAAAGGGGCGGAGCTACGAGACAGCCAGAGCGGCACGGGAGAAGAGCGAGGAACGCTTGAAAGCAAAGTATATGCTTCCTCTGAGCGAGTGGAATAAAGTGGTGGATTATGTGTTGTGCGGACGGCATTATGACGAGATTTGCAGAAGGTATAAAGAAGATTTTGACTTTGTGTTCAGGAATAAGAAAGATAAAAAACCTCTACTCCCTCCGTACCTTGGAGTTCCCAAGGGTCACGACAAGATGCTTAAAATTTATCATCCGTACTGGATTGTATCTTTGATATGCGCAGACAAAGGGAAGGTATCATATGATTTATTTAATTGCGGTATGAGCTATATCCCTAATACAAATAAGGAGGATATTTATATACGTTTTGCTCAGCGAGTAGAAAAACATCTTAATGATTACAACAGAGTGCGTGGAGACGATGAAAAAATTGAGTTTGTTATAACCCATAAAGTGTACGAATACGAAGAAGAACTGAAATTTGACGCCTCGATATGCTGCTTTCCATGTCGCAGAGCGTGGAAATAACGTAAGACTAAAGCCGTCCTTCGGGACGGCTTAAAATTTACCCAACATATTCACATCTTGTTTACTAAATACACAAATAAAACACAGCGGCGGACTTGACAGGGCGAGGTTTTTGTGGTATAATATCATATTATCAAATGTTTGTTTGCAAATTAGACGGATAAATGTTTGTTAATTATAATATCCAAAAAGCGGACTGTGAGAAAATCCGTTCGCATGATTCGGAATGCACAGCGGAATAACACACATACGACGAACCAAGGGAGACAAGGAGCAGAATAACATCAAAAGGAAATCGAAGAGTATATTGGAGGTCAGTGAGAGATATGGGGAAATTATCCTTAGCGGAATTTAGGAGTCGCTTAAACAGCACTCCGTCAAACAAATTGTTTGTGTTTTCTGCAAACAACCAAAAATGGCATAATACAGAAAGCACACTGGGCTTAGAGTTAGTTTTTGAAAAAATCGTAATCACTTTTTGCCCCAATACAATTTTTCTCAGCGATAAGGCGAATAACTCTATGAAGTTCAGCAGAGTAAGAGCCGTTGTAGAGGACGAGCCGTGTCCTCTCGGAAATGTTTTTACTGTGGTATGCGGGAATAAAGATTCCGAGGGAGGAGAAAAAGAGTATACAATAATAGTAAGGCAGAAAAATTAACAAAAAATTTAAAAGTAAATTTTAAAATTGACTTGACTTTAAGCTTCGGCTGTGCTATAATTTAAGTGTACTTGGAAAGGAAGTGGCACGATGAAACTTTGTCAAGACAAAATAAACACCGTGAAGCGCACGCCTAGGCGGGAGCCTCGAATCGGAGATGTATATCTAATGCTTTTCGGAGGAAGCGGCAGCGAGCAGAAGGGATGGAGACCGGGCTTGGTATTTCAAAATAATTTAGGCAACAAGTACAGCCCTAATATCATCGCCCTTCCCTTAACGAGTGCGATTAAGAAAACAAATCAGCCCACCCATGTGGTTATACCCGCTCTCGGAACCGGTCTTGCTAGAGATAGTATGGTTCTATGTGAGAATCCAGAGAGAATGTCCAAGGAAAGATTGGGCGCATATCTCACCACGATTCCGAGGGAATATATGAGCAGGGTGGCTGAGGCGAATTTGCTTGCAACCTCCGCGATTTCTTTCATAAATCCGGATTTGCTTTTGTTGATATGGAATCAAGCCGTTGTGTTAAATGCAGATTCGCTTACGGAAGGAGAGCCTTAAATGTATAATGAAAAAGTAAAGGAAGGGTTCATTCGCGAGTACACGAACAGTATCAATACTTCAAATGTGTGTAAAAGTGTGTTTGATGCCGTAGAAAGCTTCGAGGAAGAATGGGAAAGTGACATCTGCACTGTGAGCAAGGAGCAGCTCCAGCCGGCGATAAATTCGCTTGTTGGCTTAAGAGCCAGAAGCAAATGGATGAGGCTTATTATATTGAAGCACTATGCGGCGTGGTGTATGAAAGCGGGAGTGCCTAACGCTTGTGACAACCTGTGTCATATAAATGTAGCCGGTTTAGATGGAATAAGGGAGCGCACGGTGTCAAGCCCTGTTCATCTCGAGGATTACTTAAATAAGGTGTTTGACCCGCCTGAAAGCTTGAGCGTCGATAATATCTACAGGTGTTATTACTGGATGGCATATGCCGGGATCTCCGAAGCGCAGGCATTTACCATTAAAGGTTCGGATGTAGACTTCTCAAAGATGATTGTCCGGTGCGGCGATGAGGAATTTCCGATATATCGTGAGGCGATAGCAGCGTACAAAAATTGTGTTGAGCTTAACCAGTTTTTGTTTAAACATCCGTTGTATCAAAAAGATGTATGGAAGGATCGTGCGCCCGGGGATTTATTAATGAGAGGCGTAGGCTCCGTTCCGACAGTGAAGTCGGCAAGAGTAAGGCTCTCCCGCAAATCAAAAAGCCAAAGAAAAGCCGGGGTTACTAATCTTAAGCTTAGCTATTACAGAGTGTGGCTGTCAGGCTTGTTTCACAGAACGTATGAAAAAGAAAGAATGGGAATCGCTCCGGATTTTTCCGATATAGTAGCGCATCAGTCTGTCGGCAAGGAATACAAGCTTGACAGTGGGGGCAACACACAAGAGGCAAAGCACAGGCAGCTTGCGCATGATTATTTAGAGGATTATATGCGTTGGAAGCTTGCTTTTAAAATGTAAATATCCAAAAGCAAATCATCTGTTTCGATAATTTCCCGATGAAAATGCCTGCAAGCCGGGCGTTTTCAATACATAATCAAATCAATTAAATAATTTACCGAGATGACATAATGTAACAGCAGCATAAAAGTGAAAGCTTTAAGTGCCGGGGCAGAGCCGGCTGTCGTCATTAGCCTAACGGCTTTAAAAAATATTGTTTACGAGGAGGTGTTTAAAACGGACTTTAAAAACGAGACGAATAAGGAAAGGTTTATTTCTTTATGCGGAAATATCAAACGTCCGGGGATCGAGAAACTCATGAAGTGGCTTGAGGAGAGCGACTTCTATACAGCTCCGGCTAGCTCCAGATACCACGGAGCATACGAGGGTGGGCTTTTAGCTCACTCCTTAAGTGTGTATGACGAATTAAAACGTTTGCTTAACGCGTATCCCGAGATTCAGGTTAGTAAAGAAAGCGCAATAATATGCACCTTATTTCATGACCTATGCAAGGTTAATATGTATACCAAGGAAAAGCGTAATCGTAAAAATGAGCGTGGTCAGTGGGAAACTTACGATGCCTATGCGATCAAGGAAGGCTTTTGTTATGGAGGGCATGGAAGTAAATCTGTGTATATCGTCCAGAGCTTTATAAAGCTGACGCCCGAGGAAGCCGCGGCGATTAATTGCCATATGTCAACATGGGAAGAAGGCAGAGCAAGGTTCGTGGGAGACGCGTACAGGCAATTTCCGTTTGCGTGGCTGGTTCATGTCGCAGATGAAGGGGCTTGTTATATTGAAGAAAACAAGTAGGTTATCGAGATAATTTTATCAGAGAAATTGCCGGACATTTTGACAACCGCATAGCGGATGTAAGTAGAGCAATTGAAAATCTCACTACGCAAAATTGCGCAGTGAAAAAGGAGAAGGATATGAATAAAGAATTAAAAGTATTTAAGAATGAAGAATTTGGTTCGGTGAGAACAACAATGATTGACGGCGAGCCTTGGTTTGTCGGTAAGGATGTAGCCGGTATTCTTGGTTATCAAAATGGGAACAGAGATATTTGTCGACACGTTGCCGAGGAAGACCGTTTTATGGCAGATGAAAAACTCAATACCAAAACGGTATCGAACTTTAACTATAAAGAATTAGGACAGCGTGGTGGTTGGTTAATTAACGAGTCTGGGCTATATGCCCTCATCCTATCAAGCAAGCTCCCATCGGCGAAAAAATTCAAACACTGGATTACGTCAGAAGTGCTGCCGACTATTCGTAAGACAGGTGGTTATGTTGCAGACGATGACTTGTTTATAAATACATATCTGCCTGACGCGGATGAGAGGACGAGATTGATGCTCAGGGCAACGTTGACGGCAATGAAAGATTTGAGTAAAACGGTAGCTTCGCAGAACGAAAAACTGGAAACACAAAAGCCATTGGTGGAATTTGCTGATAGAGTATCCAATACTGCAGGGCTTATTGATATGAGTGAGATGGCAAAGTTATTGCATGACAGAAATATTCCTATCGGCAGAAACAAATTATTCAGATGGCTGAGAGATTCGGGAGTACTGCGAAAAAATAATGAGCCGTATCAAAAATACATAGAGAACGGGTATTTTAAAGTTCGTGAATATCTGATTAAATCTTCAGACGGAGATAAAGTTTGCACTCAAACATACGTAACGGGCAAAGGACAGCTGTGGATTGCGAAGAAATTAAGCGAGGAATATTTGGGACTAATGAGGGAGGCGTGTTGATTGACAACAGATATGCAGGAATTGAATTTATATCAAAAGCTTGCCAAAATACGCAAGCAGGTTGAGGTTATAAAGAAGAACAAGTCGGGGTTCAATTATAAATACGTGACCGATGAGGAAATACTTGCCAAGGTTACTACGTTCATGGATAAGTACGAGGTCTCTTTGATTCCCTCTATTGTTCCGGGAACGTTGGAGCATGAACAGTACCATTATCTTAAGACGAAAATTGACAGGGCGACAAAGCAGCCATACGAGGAACATAATAATGAGATAATCGTTCAGGCTGACATGACTTATACATGGGTAAACAATGCGAACCCGGAGGAAAGAATCGTTGTTCCGTGGACTGCTATAGGACAGCAGGGCGATGCGGCTCAGGCAATGGGTTCCAGTCTTACATATTCGCTGAGGTATTTCCTATTAAAGTATTTCAACATAGCAACGCCCGAGGATGATGTTGACAATTGGAGGAGCAAGCAGAAGGCGGCGGAGGCTGCTGAGGATCAGGCTATCGCCGAGCAAACAATAAAGCAGCTTGACGAGAGCGTTAAGGACTTCCTTGGAAAGAACCCAAAGGAAGCTGACAAAGTTAAGAAGTTGATAAGCAAGTACGTCAAGAACAGCAACTACTTTGCAATAAAGGAGTCGGCTCTCGCGGCGAAATTGTTTACCGATTTCACAGATACATTTATAAATAAGAAGGAGGAAAAGTAAATGGGATTCAGGAAAGACACATGGGCTACGTGTTGGGGTGTTGAACCCAAGTCAGACACGCTTACGGTGGTCAGGTTATCCACAAGCAGAAAGGACAGGGCGACAAGCGAGTATGTACAGGATTTTTCGGGCTACGTCTCGTTCATCGGCACAGCGGCGGCTAAGAAAGCGGCGAATCTAAAGGAGAGAGACAGGATAAAGTTGGGTGATGTTGAGGTAACAACAAATTATGTCAAGGAAAGGAACAAGACATACACAAACTTCAAGTGCTTCAGCTTCAGCCTAAGGGGCGAAGAGGAAACGCCTGCCCAACAGCCGGTAACGGAGCCGCAGGTCTCGGTCGATGACGGCGAGGTTGACGATAGGCTTCCGTTCTGATGGGAGGGGTGTGTTATAAGCCTCTGATTGACGATATGACGTGGAGCTATTCACGAATCGAGACGTTTAACGACTGCCCGTACAAGTTTTTCTTGAAATACATAAAGCATTACGAGGAGAAGGACAAGTTCTATGCGAGCTACGGGTCGTTTATGCACAAGCTCATAGAGAGATTCTACAGAGGAGAACTTACCAAGAGCGAAATGCTCGTAACTTTCCTTACGGATTTCTCCAAAGAAGTAAGAGGCTTCCGCCCGCAGGAAAGCACGGTTCAAAAGTACATCAACTTAGGCGCGGAATACCTCAGAGGTTTTAAAGAGTTTCCGTTTAATATGATTGACGTGGAAAAGCGCGTGGATTTTAAGATAGGCGATTATAACTTTCTCGGTTTCATAGATTACTTAGGCGAGAGAGACGGGGAGTTATATATCGTTGACAATAAATCCAGAGACTTAAAGCCTCGAAGCGGAAGAGAGCCGCCGACGGTCAAGGATAAGGAGCTTGATTCCATGCTCCGCCAGCTCTACATCTACTCCGCAGCGATTGAGCAGGAGTATGGGCGCACTCCAAAGGCGTTGTGCTTCAACTGCTTCAAGGCGGGAACGTTTATCGAAGAGGAATTTGACAAGGGAAAGTACGAAGAGGCTAAACAATGGGTAGTTGACTGCATTTATGCTATCGAAAACACAGACGAGTTCTCTCCAAACAGAGAATTTTTCAGATGTGCGTACATTTGCGGAGTAAACGACCATTGCGAATACGATATTGAGGCAAGAAGAGAAAGACGAGAAGGGAGGTATTGATATGAACGTTAAAGAATTGAGAAGCTTAGACAGCGAAGCGGGAATTATTGCCACGCTAATCAGGCATCCAGAGTTTTCGTTTCATTCAGAGGAGCTTTTGCCGGGACACTTTACCGAGAAGACAAACTCCTGTGTATACACGGCGATAACGGGGCTTGCCAAGAGCGGCATAAGCACGATTGACCCGTATAATATTATTGAGTTTTTGAACTCGTCTGAGGCGACGAGGAAGTTTGCCGAGGAGATTACGATTGACAGGCTGAATGAGCTGATGGATATGTGTGATGTGCTTGCGAGGCATACGCCGGAAGAGTATAAAATGCTTGTAAGCACGGTGCTTGACTACGCTTTTAGGCGAGACACTCTCCAGAGGCTTAAGGAATGCGAGGGCTTATGTTTCAGCGGAGCAAAGGAAAACATTCAGCAGCAGATTTATAACACGATTGATGATGTGATGACGGAATATTCCACGGCGAATGATATTCCGCAGTACAAGGATGTTATTGACGACTGCTGGGATGACATCCAGCAAAGACAGCGCAACGGTTATGCGGGGTATCCGTTCAAGTTTAGGACGCTTAATGAGTATGCGACGATAGAACCGGGCGAGCTGTTCATTTTTGCGGCGGAAGCCAAGCAGGGAAAGTCGATGATGCTTTTAAACTGCGCAATTGATTTATTAAAACATGGTATGTCTGTGCTTTACATAGATTCGGAGCTGAATACAAGACTGCATACAGCGAGGATTTTGTCACACCTGACAGGTATAGAGTACAAGCGGCTGACTTCAAGACGGTATACGGATGAGGAAGGCAAGAAGATTGACGAGGCGATAGCGTGGATGAAAGAAAAGAGGTACACGCATTTGTATATGCCGATATTCGACAGCCAGAGTTTGTATACGACGGTCAAGAAGGTGTATCATACGCAGGGAATTGATGTTTTGATTGTGGACTATTTCAAGTCCACCGGTGACGGTGACGCATGGGGATGTTACGCAGAGCTGGGAAGTCTTGTGGATTTCTAACGAAGTTCCTTCACACCGTGAAGTGTGTCGAATAACCTATTGAATTGCTGGGAAATCCTTAGAGCCTTGTCTCCAAAACGGAGAGATGAGATATGCTCAAACGGTAACGGTTTGAAAACGACGGGGATTGGGTAATCAGCAGCGAAGACCTGATGAGGGTAACGTTCAACGACTATCTCGAAGGAGAGTAGGGTGCAGGCGATTGGCGTCCGAAGCGGTAGGCATCTTAATTAAGATGAAGATATAGTCTGCTCTTCCTTGAAAGAGGAAGTCTGGAAACAGAGGCGCCGCGCAGCGGCGGTATGCCAAACACGAAGGTTAGTTAAGAATAAAATTTGCGGGGATATGGGAATCGCAGGAATCGGAGCGGCTCAGGCTACTTCGGTCGGCAAGGTTGCCGACTCTGCTAAAATAGGAAGAAACGCAAGTACTATTGCGCTTATCCAAAGCAAAACACAGGACGAGATTGAAACGGACGGTGCGGAATGCGGTAATAAAAAGCTCAGGATTTTGCTTAACAGAAACGGTATGCAGCACGCTCCGGGAGAGTATATTGACTTGAGGTTTGACGGCAACAAGATTTTGTACGAGGAAGCGAAGCAGCATATACCACAGACTCCGTTTTGATATGGTTTATTTTTTTTAGACTGTCATGTTAATTATATAATTTACAGGAGGTGATTTTGTGGAGCTTGAGGAGCTGATTGAGGCTATTGATATTGTTGAATACATATCGCAGTATGTTGAGTTGGAAGAAAAGAACGGCGAGTACTGGGGGCTTAGTCCTTTCAAAGACGAGGTTACTCCTTCGTTCTCCGTGAGGAGAGAGACGAGGCGGTTCTATGATTTCTCCAGCGGCATAGGCGGGAATGTGTTCACGTTTGTTAGAAAATATAACGACTGTTCGACCAAAGAAGCGGTTGATATTTTGTCCCGCTACGTCGGGCAAGATGCCTCGCACCCCTCGCCTAAGCGCAGACTTCCCGCAGCCATCTCATGCAGGAAGTTTAAGCCGCCGAAGCGGGAAGCAAAGCAGTCCCAATCAAAAACCTACCCGAGTGATTGTATGAATCGCTTCGAGAGGAATCCTGACAAGCTTGCCGTGTGGGAAGCAGAGGGGATTTCAAAGGAATCGCTTGATAGGTTTGAGGTTAGCTACGACAGCTTCTCAAACAGGCTCGTTTATCCAATAAGAAACCTCGGAGGTGATATTGTAAACATAGGCGGAAGAACGCTTGAACCGGACTGGAAGAGCAGAGGACTGAAGAAGTACTGCTACTTTTCAGGATGGGGAACCTTGAACGTTATCTACGGTCTTTTTGAAAACCTGCCTTATATTATTGAAAAGAAAGAGATAATTTTGTTCGAGGGCTGCAAGTCGGTTCTTCTTGCGGACTCGTGGGGCATAAGAAACTGCGGCGCATTGTTGACTTCCCATCTCAATATGTGCCAGCTGAAGCTTATTGCCTCACTGGGAATCCGCGCCGTGCTTGCTTTAGATAAGGATGTGCGTGTAAGAGACGACCATAATATTAAAAAGCTTGCGAGGTATACGGAGGTTGAATATTTGTGGGACAGAGCCGATTTGCTCAGCGAAAAGGAGTCGCCGGTTGATGAGGGAAAGGAGGTGTTTGAGATACTGTATAGTCAAAGGCTGAAATACAGCTGATAATATAAGAAGGGAGTTGTTCTAAATCGAATAGTTACATTATGTATCACTGCCATACGGAATACAGCCTGTTAGACAGCTGCGATAAACCGCAAGCGTATATAGATTTGGCAGTGAGAGACGGAGCGAAAGCAATATCGTTCTCCGAACACGGGAAAATTCTGAATTGGACGGAGAAATGGGCGGCGTGCAAGGCTGCGGGTATACGATACATACATTCTGTTGAAATTTATTTAACGGAGACGCTTGAGGAGAAGGTAAGAGATAACTATCACACGGTTCTGATGGCGAGGAATATGGACGGAGTGAGAGAGCTTAACGAGTTGGTCAGCCGTTCGTGTGATACGGAGCATTTCTATTACACAAACAGGATAAGCTTTGATGAGTTTCTTAATATATCCAATAACATAATATCAACGAGTGCTTGTCTCGCATCTCCTTTAAATAAACTGCCGGACACGCATCCGAGGTATATGGAATTGGCAAGGAAGTATGACTTCCTCGAGGTTCAGCCTCATCATCATCCGGAGCAGGTGGAGTTTAATAAGCGGCTTGCCCGTTTGTCGAGGAAAGTAGGAACGCCGCTTATCGCCGGAACGGACACGCACAGCTCAAGCAAGTATAAAGCGGAATGCAGGGCGGCATTGCTGTCAGCCAAGCATAAGTCATACGGAGATGAAGACGCTTTTGATTTGTCGTATAAGACATATGACGAACTTGTCGAGATGTTTGAGACGCAGGGTGCGTTGTCTCGTGAGGAGTATATGCAGGCGATTGAGAATACGAATTTGCTCTATGATATGACCGAGGATATAGAGCTTGACACGTCGATTAAGTATCCGATATTGTATGGAACAAGGGAAGCCGATTCCGAGAAGTTTGAGGAAACGGTTGAGAGAAAATTTAAAGAGAAGCTTGACGCGGGAATTATTCCGGCATCGCAGGAACAGGCGTTTAGAGAAGCGATTGATGAAGAAATGCGCGTGTTCAGAAAGCTTCAGATGGATGGGTTTATGCTGTCCATGTCCGAGCTTGTCAGCTGGTGCAGAGAGCAAGGAATTGCAATCGGTACGGCGAGAGGCTCGGTGGGCGGATCGAGAGTTGCGTATGTGACGGATATTATTGATTTGAATCCGGAGACATGGCACACGGTATTCTCAAGATTTGCCAATGAGGATAGAAAAGAGATCAAGATATTCTCCGGTCTCGGCGCATGATAAGTGCGTATAAATAATTTTGTTGAATTGCTGGAACACCCTAAAGCCATTCGAGCCACAACGTAATCATGAAATAAGGATAGGCGTGACGGCAGCGAAAGCAGAAAGAAGCGAATGGATAATATACGGTTAAATCCTAAGTATTTTGTAGTGGGCAATCAGCAGCCAAGCCTCGAACAGAGGAAGGTTCAGAGACTATCCCGTGAGGGAGTACGCCGCAAGCCACCGGCGGCGGAAGCAGCAAACGCCAATAGGTGAAGATATAGTCCAATCCGTAGAGAAATCTACGGCAGACTCTAATGTATAATGTAAGGGCTGGCGACCCAATGATAGCTAAGAAGAGTCAAACCGATGTTGCGGAGACATCGACATAGACTGTATCGAATCAGACCGCCCTGCTATTTTCAAGCACATAATCGAAAGGTTCGGTGCGGACAAAACGGCAAGGGTAGCATCGTTCGGTACAATGAAATCCAAGAAACTTATCGAAGATGTCGGCAGACATCTCGCCTCGCAATGGAGCGCGAAGCATCCTCAGACACCAAAAGAGAGGAATCCGTGGTCGCTGACGAATATTGCGAAGATTAAGAAGGATTTCGAAAATGCACCCGACATAACGAAGAAGAGGTATCCTGAACTCTTTTATTATTATGACGGTCTGCTTGATACAAAAATATCCCAGTCGATACATCCGGCGGGAATGGTGATAAGCCCGATAACACTTGCGGATAATTTCGGAGTGTTTGATAAGGATGGGGAAAATTGTCTGATGCTTGATATGGATAACATTCATGACTACACAGGCTTAGCAAAGTACGATTTTCTTATCTTAAAGACGGTGCAGGTCATACGAGATACCTGCAGGTATTTGGGAAAGCCTTATCCGAGAACGCACGAAATAGATTGGAACGATGAAAATGTGTGGGCGGATATGATTAAAAGTCCCGTGGGACTTTTTCAATTCGAGGGTAAGAAGCAAATTGCTCTCGTTAAACTTGGTGAACCTATAAATATAGGGTGTGTATTGCGCGATCACAGCAGCGTCAGGAAATGGGCGTGAGGCAATATGCTGACAGGGGAAGCAGAAATGTTATCCTGTGGGAAGTACATTGAAGAATGTAAACCTCAATCGACTATCGAAAGCCGGTACGGTTAGTAGAGTACAATTGCGGTGAAAGTCCGTAATTGGAAGCGCCAAGCATGGGAACCATGAAGATATAGTCAAAGGATTTCGCTTATCATTCACTGAAGAAATTCGCTCCGCAAAGCGTGTTCGATATGTCGTTGGTTACGGCTTGTATCAGACCGTCGGGAGCGTCGTACAGAGATGATTTACTGGCTCATAAAATACATAAGAATCCGTCAGAACTCATTGATAATCTGCTTATGGAAAATAATGGATTTCTTACCTATCAAGAAGATGTAATAGCGTTTCTCCAACAGATATGCGGATTATCCGGCAGTGCTGCAGACGGAATAAGGCGGGCGATTGCAAGAAAAAAGAGAGAGGTATTGGATAAAGCCATGCCAGATATACTAAAAGGATACTGTGCGAGATCAGCCGAGCCAAAGGAGAAAGCGGAGGCGGAAGCAAGGGAGTTCCTTCAGATCATCGAGGACGCGTCGTCGTATATGTTCGGAAAAAATCATTCAATCGCATACTGCCTATTAGGCTACTTATGCGCATACTACCGGTATTATTATCCAATCGAATTTATCACTTCGTTTTTAAATAATGCCGCCAATGAAGAAGATATTTACAGCGGAACGAAATATGCGGGAAGCGTTGGTATCAAAGTTACAATGCCTAAATGGGGATTGTCTAAGAGCGATTACTTCTTTGATAAGAAGAAAAACATAATCGCCAAGGGATTATCTTCTGTTAAATACATAAGCGCGAGGTTAGCCGAGGAATTATATGCTCTCGCTCACGGGAAAAACTATTCGAGATTCGTTGATGTGCTTGACGATATTAATTCAAAGACATCTACGGACAGGAATCAACTTGATATACTGATAAAGATCGACTTCTTTTCAGATTTTGGGAATCAGCGGGAGCTTTTAAGAATCGCCGATATGTTTTACGAGATGTTTAAGAGAGGTCAAGCCAAGAAGATAAGCAGAAGTAAGATTGAAGGAACACCTTTCGAGCCTGCTGTTGCCAAATATTCCGTCGGTGTTACGAAGTCAGGGAGTGTTGCGAAGAGCTGCACGCTGCTGGATATAACATCGGTGATGAGAGAGTGTGAGGATTTAATAAAGGCTCAGAATATGAATGACTTAAGCGACCTTACAAAGGTGAGGAATTTTGCCGAGGTTATGGGCTATGCGGGATATGTTTCCGGCAAGGAAGAGGACAGGCGCAAGCTGTATGTGACGGATGTGTATCCTCTTGTCAGAAGGAAAGACGGAAAGCAATTCGGATATTCTGTTTTGACAAAATCAATAGGCAGCGGAAAGGAGTCGAGGTTTACTGTCTTAAATAAGGTTTATAATAATGACCCTATTCGTAAAGGCGATATTGTGTTCTGTAAAAACTTTATCAGAGAGGGACAGTATTTTAAGATGACGGATTATTTTAAGATTTGTTAGGAGAGTGATATAGTGACAAGAAGAGGAACCATTTGTAACAAATGCGGAAAGGTGCTTGACTTTTGGGACAGGCAAGAGGAGTTTCATATCTTTGGGTATCTCGGATACGGAACAAAGTATGACGGTAATATATTTAATTTAAATCTATGCTGTAAATGTATGGAGGAAATCATTGATGCCTGTGTCAAGATACCTTTAATAAATCCTGCGTCTACAAAAGAGATTGAGGCGGCTCTCAAGATAGCGGACGAGGAAGAAATACATAATGACGCTTTGAGGGGAGATGATTACGTTGGGCAAGGTAACGATTCTGCCGGAGACAACGCCTAATCCGATAACGCTTATCGGCAAACGAGCGGGCGTATGCTGGGGTGGTGATATTGCCGATAACGGCAAGAATTACAAGAGGGGTATGAGCTGTATCGAAGCGGGTCACGGCAGAACATTTGAGTACGTAAACGTAGAGCTTGTTCTTGACGGGTATTCGGCGAGGGTAATCCGAGAATGGTACACGCATATAGGCGGTGCGCCCACAAGACTTCAGGCAAGCACACGGTATATCGACTACGAGCGGGGTTTTAAATACATAACTCCTCCGTCGATAGCCAAAGACCCAAAGGCGAAGGGCTATTACGAGGACGCTATATGCGCTATTCGCTTTGCCTTGACAAGACTTAAGCGGCTTGGTATCCCGAGAGAGGACAGCGCAATGCTTTTGCCTCTCGGTATGGCGACAAGGATTGTTGATAAGAGGAATTTAAGGAATCTTATTGATATGTCTCGCCAAAGAATGTGCTCTCGCGCGTATTGGGAATACAGAGAGCTATTCCAAGATATATGCGATGCCCTAAAAGCGTATTCTCCGGAATGGGAATACATTATCGACACGCAGATGTCGCCAAAGTGCGTGTACTTAGGCGGATGTCCGGAGAAAAAATCCTGCGGCAGAATGCCCAAGAGGGAGGAGGTGTAGTCGGCTGTTATTTTAGACAACACATAGGTCAAGAAAGGAGTAAATTTAATGAAGGTTATTTTAATCTCCGGCAAGGCGGGGAGCGGCAAGGATTCGACGGCAAAAATAATGCGAAGTTTTCTTATGTCGGATGGGAAGAGCGTTTTAATCACTCATTATGCGGACGTTCTTAAGTTCGTATGCCAACACTTCTTCAATTGGGACGGAGAGAAAGACAAAGCGGGCAGACGTTTGCTTCAGTATGTGGGCACGGATTTGGTGAGAAGTCAAGACCCGAACTTCTGGGCGGATTTTCTTGCATCGATGCTGAAATTCTTCAACGGTCGCTGGGATTATGTGATAATTCCCGACACAAGATTTCCGAATGAAATCGAGGTGATGAAGAAAGGCGGATTTGATACGATGCACGTAAGGATAGACCGTCCAAATCTTGAAAGTAAACTCACAGACGAACAGAAACGGCACATTTCCGAGACCGCAATGGATGCGGCGGTGCCGGATTGCCGGATATGTAACGACGGCACACTAAGCGAGCTGGCAGATACGGTCAGACTCTGGATTAAGGAGGAATTATATGAATAAAAATCAGGACGCAGATTACTACGGTATTGAACTAAACCTAAGAGAAGCTCTTGTTGACGGAACGGATCTCGACAGCCTGTTTCATCTTCAGGATTTGCAGCAGAGAAAGCTGTTTGTCGATGACGACATAGACGAGTTTGAGGTATTTGATGTAGTGAGACACATTCTCCAGTTTAACAAAGAGGATAGGGGGATTGAGCCGAGCGAGCGCAAGCCGGTACTCCTGTATGTGACGTCGAACGGTGGTCAGGTAGACCCCGGGTTTAAGTTAATCGATGCGATTATGGCAAGTAAAACTCCAATCTATACGATAAACCTCGGGTATCAGTACAGCATGGGATTTTTGATAGGCTTGGCGGGGCATAAGAGATATGCAACCAAGAACGCAAAGTTCCTCATGCACGACGGTTCCAACTTTATCTACAACTCCGGAGCAAAGGCGCAGGATCAGATGAGATTCCAGACAAAGGTAGAAGGGCGCATCAAAGATTACGTCATATCCAGAAGCAAAGTTACCGGCGAGGAATACGACAGCAAGCTCAGAGTTGAGTGGTATATGTTTGCCGACGAAGCGAAGGAGAAAGGATTTGTCGATTATATCATAGGCGACGACTGTGATATTGACGAGGTAATATAAGAGAGGAGAGGTCTATGGCTGCTAAGAAAAAATCGGCGCAGGAATATCGCGGCGAAAAGCCCTTGACATTAAACGAGCATCCGTTTTACGGTCTTCGTCTTGACGAGGAACAGCTTGAGTTTGTCAACGCCGTATGGAATCCGAATGTTGATATTGTATTCTGTAATGCGAGAGCGGGAACGGGCAAGACAATCACGTCGGTGGGTGTCGCTAATCTGCTTATCCAATATGGGGAATTTGATAATTTGATATACATCATGTCGCCATACGGAGAGAGGAAGCAGGGCTGGCTGCCGGGTACGATAACCGAGAAAAGTTCTGTGTATTTCGAGGCATTCTATCAGGCACTCATAACCTGCGGGATAAATCCGCACGCGGCGATAAACGATGAAAGCATGGTTAATCAAAAGAATGGCACAGGGTACATTACTTGTATTACGGACACGTTCTTAAGGGGAACCAATCTTGACAACGCCGTGATTATCATTGACGAGGCGCAGAATTACACGGTGTCTCAGCTCAAAAAGACGCTGACAAGAGTTGGGTCGAGGGCAAAGGTGATAATAATAGGTCACGATTTGCAGTGTGATCTCGACAATCCAAAAAGCAGCGGATTTGCGGCATACATAAATCACTTCAAGGACGAAGAGAGGGCGAGAGTGTGTACGCTTACGACGAATCACAGAAGCTGGATAAGCCGTCATGCCGACGAGCTTAAGGAAAATGAGAATTAATTGTAAAAGGAGATGAATTTATGGGCAAGAACAACGGAAAGAAAAAGCCAAGAACCGAAGCTGATAGAATGAGAAGTATATTTGCAAAGCTTGACAATGAAATCGCCAAGCGAAACGAACTTGCAAGGAGTTCTGTCAAGAGTGCGGTCGGGAATAAAACAGAGGAGACTAAAAACAAAACAATGTGAACAACAGCGACGGAATCGCTAAGAAGAGAGGGTAACGAAGGGAGAATAATTATGAAGTATTGTTCAGATGATGGAAAACATATTTTTGACACGCAGGAAGAATACGATAAATACGAATCAGAAATGCTGCGAATACAAAAACAAAAGCAAGCGGAACGAGAGCAGCAAGAACTCCAGAAAAAGGATATACAAGATATGTGGGAGAAGTCGGTTGAAATAATAAAGGCTTATGTCAATATATATGAAGAGCTGCCATTAGAACCGCGCAATATATACAGCTTGTATAAATATACAAAGGATTTTAAGATAAGCGAACGAATCTCTGACGATGAGACGGCAAAGAACCTTGACGAGACGCCGGAAAAGGGACATTTAAATTGTAACAGCAATTCAAGCTGTGGTTCGGATTGTAATGCAGATTGTAGTTTAGACTGCAAAAACAGTTGCAATGAATCGGGCAAGTCAAATAATGAGCCGCTTGAAACAATTTGGTATGAAGGTCTATACTTCATATTTTAATTATATAAAGGAGGCAATAATATAATGAAAACTATCAGTATTGATACAAGTGAGGAACGTTTTAAAGCAGCCGTGACAACAGTGACCACGGTTTTGTTGGACAACGTGAACAAAGTAAAGGAATTTGTAAAACTAGCGAACGCTCATCCGGGAGATATAAGGCTTTACAGCGGTGCATATGTGGTGGATGGCAAATCTATCATGGGTGTATTCAGCCTTGACCTTATGCAGCCCGTCACAGTAAGAATAACAGGTGATATGTCGGGCGAGTTGAAGGTAGGTTTAAGTAAATTGGTCTCGCCTTCGATGGGAGTGTAATGGGGAACGTGATACATATGCTTAAGAATCTTTATTGTATAATAGGACAAAGCGGTTCAGGCAAAGATACGTTGGCAAACAATCTTCAAGAAAAATGCGGGTATAAAAAGGTCTTGTCATATACGACAAGACCTGCCCGGGAAAATGATAAGACGGATGAATTTAGTCATGTTTTTACAACAATAGCCCAATACCAAAAAGATGTATCTGATAATGAGATAATAGCTGAAACGTATTTTGACGGGAAATATTATTGGGTAACAAAGAAAATGGTTGATGACGCCGATATTTATATAGTAGACCCAAAGGGCTTAAAGGATTTAAGAAAGCAATATACATCCAGACCGATAGTTGCCATATATTTGTGGACTCGTCCTGAGACAAGAATGAAGAGAATGCGCAAGCGCGGTGACAGTTCCGAACAAATATCTCAACGGTTACAGAATGACCGTATTATGTTCAGTGAAACAGCAAGAGAATCCTCGTCTTATGACTATAGTATTGTTGCAGACGGAAGTGAGCCGGATGTAGTGTTGCAAATGTGTAAGATTATTAACGAATGTGAAGGACGGTGAATGGTTTAATGTGGGTAATAAAAAGAGATTTATCGAAAGCGTGTTTTGATAAGTCAAAAATTTCTAAGGCAATATTAAAAGCAATGCAAAGTAATGGCGGAATGATAAGAGCAGATATAGCCGAGGAAATAGCGAATGAAATTCATAACGAATACAGCAGCCGAGATGAAATCAGCATACACGAAATTGAAGCCGATGTGTACGATAAGCTCATCGAAAAAGGCGAAAACTTGACGGCAAAGGCATATGAGGGGTACAGACGCATACGTGAGTTTCAAAGAGACCATGTAAACACAATAGATAAGGATGTTGCAACCTTATTAGGTGATGATAACGAGTACTGGAAAACAGAAAATGCCAATAAGAATCCGGTACTGAACACAACAAAACGTGATTATATAGCGGGTATTGTGAGCATAGACGCAACGAGAAGATACCTGCTCCCGCCTAATATTGTGCAAGCGCATGATGAAGGAATTTTACATTTCCATGATATGGATTATTTTATTCAACATGAAGCAAATTGTTGTTTGATTAATCTTGATGATATATTGCAAAACGGAACGGTTATCAGTGGTATCCTCATAGAGAAGCCGCATAGTTTCGCTACAGCGTGTACGATTACTACACAAATAATCGCCCAAGTTGCAAGCAGTCAATACGGTGGACAAAGTATTTCTCTTGCGCACCTTGCTCCGTTTGTGGAAGTAAGCCGAAAGAGAATCAGAAAAGAAGTAGAAGAAGAACTGCGTCCGTATTCATATACGGATACGGAAAAAGATAAGATTATAAACAAAAGATTACATAGGGAAATTGAAAGCGGCATACAAACAATCCAGTATCAGCTTGTAACCCTGCAGACAACTAACGGACAAGCCCCGTTCATCACGATATTTATGTATCTTAATGAAGCGAGAGATGAGCAAGAGAAGAAAGACCTTGCGCTGCTCATTGAGGAAGTTTTAAAACAGCGCACACAGGGTGTTAAGAATGAAGAAGGAGTGTATATAGCTCCGGCATTTCCTAAATTGATATATGTTACCGAGGAAGATAATATCACGGAAAGCTCTAAGTATTGGTACTTAACTGAATTGGCTGCCAAATGCAGCGCGAAAAGGCTCGTTCCTGATTATATTTCAGAGAAGGTTATGCGTGAATTAAAAGGCAGTGACGTATATGCTGTTATGGGCTGTCGCTCTGCTCTAACACCGGACAGATTTTCTGAAATCAAAGGGAATATCGCCAATTCTAAGAACTATATAAAAGGTAAACACAAATATTATGGACGTTTTAACCAAGGCGTAGTGACTATTAATTTACCTGATATTGCGTTTTCGTCAGGCGGAAATGAAAAAGTCTTTTGGAAATTATTCGAATATCGTACAGAATTGTGTCATAAGGCGCTGAAGCTAAGGCACGAAAGATTAAAAAGAACCCCAACAGATGTAGCTCCACTGTTGTGGGAACACGGTGCACTTGCGAGACTAAATAAGCATGAGTCGATAGATAGGTTGTTATACGATGGTTACAGTACCATATCTTTAGGTTACTGCGGATTGTATGAATGTGTAAAGTATATGACAGGACATAGTCACAGTGACGAGGGTATAGGCGAAGCATTTGGATTAAAGATAATGCAGGCTTTAAACGATAAGTGTAATCAGTGGAAAGCGGAAGAGAACATTGACTACAGCTTGTACGGGACTCCTATGGAGAGTACGGTATATAAAGTAGCCAAAAGCTTAAAGGAACGTTTCGGAGACGATGTATTTATTAAACTTGATGGACATGATAGAAATTATATTACCAATAGTTACCATTAATAAAATAGTGGCTTAATATAGTGATGTGTTAAGAAAACCCTGTGAACTCTGATAAGAGGTGTTTAAACGAAACGTTTAAGCTAACGGTTCAGAAATAGGCAACTATATTATGAGTGAGGGAGCCTAAATCCAGAAACGGACAAGGTGATACCGTGCTAAGTTTGTTTGTTTTAGTAAAATTAAAAGAAAAGGAGGAATGTAATATAGGTAGACCACCTAAATATGTTATTAATATTGGAGATATATATGATGATTATAAATGTATAAGTGTTATGCAGGATATTACAGGAGAGCGTAGGATCAGGTATTTGATGGAATGTCAGAAGTGTGGCAAGCAGAAATTAATGTTTGGTTCTACTGTAAACAGAAGAGCGGGCACCAAACACAGAGGTTGTGGAAAGGGGCTGGGAGTTTCAAAGGATGCAGTCTTTTATAGTAGATGGCAAACCATGAGACATCGCACGTCACCTAAATTCTGGAATAGAAAAAAATTATTATGACAGAGGAATTAACAGTGATGCTTTTGAGAGTTTTATAGACTTTAGAAACACAATGTACGACTCTTGGTTAGAACACGTAACTGTTTACGGAGAACGTAATACGTCTTTAGATAGAATAGACGTTGATAAGCCTTACACTCCGGAGAATTGTCGATGGGTATGCCTTAACGAACAACATGGGAATACGCAGAAAACAAATTATTTTACAGTTGAAGATGTTACTACAAAGGAGATTACGTATTGCAAAAATGGGTTGCAGTATACTCGCGATCATCCCGAGATTCCTGACGGATACATATATGATTTATTAAAATATAATAGAACGTATAAAAATAAAAAGTTCACAAGAATTACTAAGCAGCAATTCGAAGAACATGAATCGCAATAAAATAAACTAAAACAAACTTAAAAGTGTAACGACTATCGAAAGCACATATTATCCAATATGGAAGTGAGTAGAGTAGCTTAATTGCGAAGCGCAGGGATTCTAAGATTTTAGAATATGAGATAGTCTATTCCCTATGTAAATATTGAGAAATCAAGGGTACTATAAGATACCGGTATTCGAGCCGATAGACGCATTTGATAAACTAAGGATAGAATCTAAATTTCAAAAGCTAAGTCCGGGTGGTGCAATTTCGTATATCGAAACCCCGTCAATGGCGCATAACATTCCCGCCCTGCTTGAGGTTATAAAGTATATGTACAATCACATCATGTATGCGGAAATAAACACAAAGAGCTGTTATTGTGAAAAGTGCGGATACAGCGGAGACATTCCGCTTGTGGACGATAACGGCACGTTGAAGTGGCAATGCCCCAACTGCGGCAATGACGATGCCTCTTCAATGGATATAGCATTTCGTGTATGCGGATATATAGGTACAGCCAAGAACGGAGGAAATCAAGGCAGGTACGGCGACATACATGACAGAGTGTATCATTTAGACGATATGGAATATGAAGGAAGCGAGGAATAAATAATGGCAAAAGGTTTCGGTGTCAGTCCAATAACAAACATAATTTATTATGGTACGCAGAACGAGGCAAAGCATATGTGGACTGGCAAGAAAGAAGACGTGACAGATAAAGTGATTGCCGCCGTATTCGAGTGGTTTATGGGAAACATGAAGGATAAAGAAGAGTACTCAATCACATATCCGTCAGCGGATTATGAATTGGTAATGAGAAGGAAATCGAACAGGAAGGAGGATAATTAATGGATAGACTTGACTATCAGAACAGATTCGGCGATTTGCTGGACGATGCTTGCGATAATTTGTCGGGAGGTGAATTTGAATTATTTATAAAACGCGTCCGTGAGGCGATTGATAATTGTATGAGGTGATAAAATGAGATATGCGAGTATACGAAAGATGGACATCACGAACGGAGAAGGGATAGGAATATCCCTCTTCGTTCAAGGCTGCCCGTTCCGATGTTACAATTGCTTTAATTCCGAAACGTGGGATTTTGAAGACGGCAAGGTGTGGACTGCGAGTATCCAAGAAGAATTTCTCAAGCTTGCGGACAAGCCTTACATAACAAGACTCTCAGTGCTTGGCGGCGAGCCTTTGGCGAAACGGAATATATGGCAGGTGGCGGATATAGTGTGCGAGTTCAAGAAGAGATACCCGGAGAAAAAGGTGTGGGTGTATACCGGACTCGTATGGACGGAGATTTTATACATATATTGGGATCTCGTAGACAGAGGTGAGATACCAAAGGCTGTTAGGCTGGAGCGATTTTTGAGAGCGTGCGATTTTATAATAGACGGGAGATATATGGACAAGTATAAAGACCCGAATTTGAAATGGCGGGGAAGTTCTAATCAAAACATAATAGACGTGCAGGCTCACATAAAAGAGCTTCTTCGAGAATCGTGATGACGGGAGGTGAGTTTATGAGCTGTGACTGGAAAGTGGTAAGGGGTATTACAAGGATATTGTAAACGATAAAGGGAAACCGTTGTCAGACACCGCAGCATATAAGGGATACGGCAACGCTGTCGCGATGGTGTGCGCGGAGTATCCATTGCAGGGAATTGTTGAAGTTATAAAGCGGGAGAGGGGTGTTTAAATGAGAGACAAAACTAAGAGCGCAAGCGTCTGGGATATATTTGATTTATGCCTAACAGGAATGGGAGTGTCGCTGGTATCTGTGATGACATATGATTCGGGAGTGAAGATGCTCGCAGAGACTCCTTCTATTCCGGCGGGTCTGCCGATTGTGTTCGCTATGATTGCAGGAATAGTTATGGTGATAGTTATGGAATCGGTGAGATACCCCGAGCGGATTGCGCGAAGAGAAAGGTTTAGGGAGCGGGTACAGAAAGAGTATTGCGGGTACCTGCACAGCAAGTATATTTTTGTGTCAAGAAACAGAAAATGGAAGGAAGAATGAAATGGGACGGAAGCCAAAGAATGGTAAGCCTGTTATTAATCCATCGTGCAGAAAGGCGAAGCCGATTTTTGTGGAAGAGAAGGAATTTATCGAACAGCATTTGAGATTAACGCTTCCCGATGATTGTTGGATAACAGGCGGCAGCACAAAATACATATGGGGAGACATATACCACAGGAACTACATTCTGAAGTTCAGGGTAAATCCCGCAACATTGAAATTTGAATTAGTTCAAGATAATCGAGACAAATTTAAAAATATAAACTTTCTTTCTATGCGTGAGATTATTGCAAAAGAACAGGAGCGAATATTAAACGCATATGAAAAAGACCTTGAACGGCTGATAGATTTTGTGAAAAATCATATAGATGTGCCGTACACCGTATCGGTGTCGGGCGGCAAAGACAGCGAGGTGATTTTTCAAATGTGGAAGGATATGCTGTCAAGGACGGGTTTAAAACCGAAATATGAGTACGTATTTCTCAACACGACAAACGAAGCGCCGTCCGTGTACAAGTATATTAAATCACATCCCGAAATACGCATATTCAATCCAGAAGAGGGTTGGCGGCAATGGATACGGCGAAATAATTACAGTTTGCCGACTGTATTTCGGAGAAGTTGCTGCGGCACTTACAAGGAAGGGCAGGCAAAGAAATATTTTGACACGTCCGCTCCGTTGATACAGGTGATGGGAATGCGAAATAAAGAAAGCACAAAACGCGCTGAGTACGAGTTTTATATGAATCATGACTGGAATATAAGCCATCGCGGAAAATCGTCCATCCCTGCGAAATGGGTAACTCTCTGTCCGATAATTGATTGGGAAACGGTTGATATATGGCTGTTGATATTGCTTAAAGATTGGTATATAGATGAGCGTTACAAATTTGGTCATTCGCGAGTTGGCTGCCTGTTCTGTCCATATTCAAATTCATATGAGGACGTTTTAAACAGAGAATACTACCCTATTCAATGGCTGTCGTTTAGCAAAATTCTTGATAAGGCGTATGATATACAAGGATGGGGACTGAGAAGAACAAAAGAGGAATATAAAAATTTCTATTGGAAAAATCCAACATCGGCAGACAATGAAATATTATCGGAATACACAGAAGAGAATGTAAAGGAATATGCAAAAGAGCGCGGTTTATCAATTGAGATGGCGCGAAAGTTTTTCAATAATACCTGCGGCGGATGTGGCAAAAGATGTACAAGCGCAGAGGTGGGGATGTTTTTAAAAACCTTCGGGCGATTCGAGGGCGTAAAAGACGACAGGAAGCCGCTATGCGGCAGGTGCGCCGGGGCATATCGAGGCGGGAATATTGGAGCAAGGCAACGATGTTTCACGAGCAAGGATGCGAGCTGCTTTGACATTTGTAACAAAGAAAGGAAAGTGATAAAGATGGGAATAAACGAGAGTTATACGTTGGGCGACTACGCGCTTACTACAACACCGAACAGTATTGAATATCCAAAGCCGAGAATACATATTAAATACTTCGACAAGGAGATTGATAAGATAGCAAAGCTTGATAACGGAGACTGGATAGACCTTAGAGCTGCTGAAACAATACACCTAAATAAAGGCGATAGTGTTCTTATCCCGTTGGGCGTAGGGATGATACTGCCGCCGGGATATGAAGCTCATGTCGTGCCACGGGGCAGCACATATAAAAATTACGGTATTATCCAAACAAATCATATGGGTGTCATTGACGAATCATACTGCGGCGATAACGACCAGTGGTTCTTCCCGGCGTATGCGCTGAGGGATACGGTTATACATAAGAACGACAGGATATGTCAATTCAGAATAATGATGAAGCAGCCTCCGGTAACTTTTGAGGAAGTTGAACGTCTGAAGGATAACGACAGAGGCGGATTCGGGAGCACGGGCAGGGTGTGACATATGAAGAATGAAAATAAGATCAGAGTAATATGTAACACAAGGTTCGGAGAGATGAATTTTACAGAAGTCTATGCAGAGTATATTAAAGCAAAATTTAAAATAGGGAAGGGGAGAAAGCGGGAAATTGAGAGATAGCCTGCGGTAATGCGGCACCTGTAAATATATACTTTGTAAAAAAAAAAAAAAAAAACGGTTGACTTCCTGCCGCTCTTATGTTAAAATATAGCTATAAGGTGTCAACCGTTTTGTTCGGAAAGGAAGGTATGAATCACATAGGGCAAATACGGAAAACTTATATCGCGGCTTTGTATGCTCGCTTAAGCTCGGAGGATTTACAGGTAGGGACGAGCGTATCCATCGAAACACAGAAAAAGATTCTTGAAGATTACTGCAAATCTAACGGAATCACTGTCTATAAAACCTACGTTGACGATGGTTACACGGGTACGAATTATAATCGACCGGGATTTCAGGAGCTGCTTAGAGACTGCGAAAACAAACGGTTCAATATGGTAATCGTAAAGGACTTATCGAGGCTCGGAAGAGAGCATATAGAAACCGACAGCTATCTTGAGAAGTATTTCCCGGAGAGGAATATACGATTCGTGGCTATCGGCGACGATTATGACAGCAAGTATAAAATGCAGGATTTAGATTTCATCGTTCCAATGAGGAATCTGTTCAATCAATTTTATCCCGCCGACACCTCAAAGAAAGTCAGACAGGCGTTTAAAGCCAAAGCGTCAAGAGGGGAATTTATAGGATCACAGGCTCCGTTCGGTTACAAGAAGAGTGACAGAGACAAGCACGTCCTTGTTGTCGATGAGGATGCCGCTCCAATTGTCAGAAGGATATTCGAGCTGATAGCTTATCACGGGTACGGATTTACGAAGGTTGCAAAACTATTCAGCGCAGAAAAGATATTGACCCCGTCTGCATATCACGCAAGAAGCATCCATAAAGAATGCAATAAAAACCCATACGATTGGAATCTGGGATCGGTGAGGGCTATTGTCAACAACGAGACATATCTTGGTATGCTTGTGAGCGGGAAACGCTCAACCTTGTCTTTTAAGAATAAGAAGGTAATCAAGAAAGCAAAGCAGGATTGGATAATCGTGGAAGATATGTTCCCGCCGATAATTACTCAGTCTTTGTGGGATGACGCTCATTCAAGAATAAATGAGAGAAAAAGAGATACGGTCAGCGGATTCGATAATATCTTCGCGGGACTTATTCGATGCGACAAATGCGGCAAGGTGCTGGGGTTTTCAGCCAAAAGAAACCATGCGCCGTATTATATGTGCGAAACGTATAAGAAAAAGGGTAAGGATATGTGTTCGCCGCATTACGTATTATACAGAGACATTTACGACGCGACGCTGAATAAGATTCAGAAAGTAATCAAAGCCGTCAAAGACAGCGAGCTTGACGCTAAGATTGCGGAAGAGTTATACCTCGCGGAGAATCAGGAAGACGACATAAGAGAATCTATCGAGAAGACGCGAAGTCAGATAGAAAAGGTCAACCTGAGATATGAGCAGATGTATCAGGATAGGCTTGATGGTATAATTACGCTGGAGCGTTTCAGACAGCTGACAAAAGGGGACGAAGAGAAGTTGTCCGAACTCGAGTCAAAGCTGAACGATTTGTTAAGAAAGGAACAAGCTAAGCAGTCCGCCGAAGCGTCTAAGTCCGCATTCATCGACAAGGTAAAAGAGCTCGGAGACATTCGTTCTCTTGATAGAATTGTTTTAAATACCCTGATTGATAAAATAGTTATCGGAGACAGACAACGCATTAATGGTGAGTGCGTACAAAATATCACCATATACTTTAAATTTAATAACATCTCTAAATGAATCAGCAAGTTTGCTGATTAAGTTAGAGAAGAAGAACAAAACGATTAACACCTTTTTTATATTCCTCGATAGCTCAGTTGGCAGAGCGCGTGACTGTTAATCACGATGTCGTCCGTTCGAGCCGGACTCGAGGAGTCACAGACCGTCACTTAATTGTGGCGGTCTTTTTCTATGAATAAGCCCTCGGAAGAGGGCTTATAAATTCAATCAATAATAGTTTACGAATTTATCCAATGCGTAGTAGCCTGTTTATTAAAATCTTTATAATAGATATTACACCGACTCAAAGGGCTACGATACCTAATATTATAGACAGGATACCCAAGCCAATGCTAACGCATGTTAGGATAAAATTCTTTTTCTTTTCACGTTCATTTGCTTGTTTTTGTTTTTCATTTTCTGCTTTAAGAGCGGCGAACTCATCAAGAAGTTTTTGATTGACCTTATTTTGCTTTTCTTGTTTAATTTGTTCTCTTTGTTGCAATACATCAATGTGTTCCATGTTTTCGTTTATGAGATTATACAAAGCCCCATATGATAAATAGGCTTCTTCGTAAGCGTTGTAGGAAACGGAAGCATCAGACTCTTCGTTTTCAAGCCTTCTTGCGTTTGAGAGTTTTTGTTTCGAATCGGCGAGAAATATTCTTAATTGATTTATAAATTCTCCATTATTAACACTATACAAATCAACATCTTTATACATATCTCTGAAGTCGTTGTACTCTTTGGAAAATGCGTAGCACAAATACTTATACGCATCGAGTTGCGCTCGTTTGACATGTCCTCTGGCTTTTTCTAAATTCTCAAATATAATCGCCTCATCATTAAAAGCATATATTTTAGCAATATGGGAAAAGACCGCTCGAATTTCATTTAAAATTTCGACAGGAAAGCGGTTTTGTAAAGTTTCTAAATTCGCAACAAACCCCTTTATAGAATTGTGATACTGCAAATAGATTTCGCACAACTGCTCCTGTACCCTTTTATCTATGTAATGTGGAGAATCTGTTGTCATCTCAGAGCCTCCAAATATTCATCTACCTCATCCATCGTAAGAAATTCGCCTCTTGATAGCAACGGATTCCCTCTGCCAATAATTCTTTCGTCGTTTTCTAATGTAAATTTACAATCTTTGTCAATTGTAGTTTTGTACGCATCGTAATCCATATTAATAAGCTCGTCATAGGATATACCAGATATTTTCCCTATCATTTTTTTCGTGCGCTCCTTTAGCTCATACATTAAAAATTCCTCCTCTATCACGTGGTGAGTTATGCTATATCGTTAAGAAGATTAACGACTTTATTATTATATCATTTTTTTTAGATATATGCAATCATATTATGAAATGTTTTAAAAAGTTCGTTATTTTGCATAAATTATATCGATTTGATTTATTAATACTATTCAGAATATATAATATATAATACATCAAATAACTTGATTATTTATTTACTTATCTCACGCACAGTAGTCTGCCTCATAAACTCTTCATAATCAGAAGCAGCCTTGCTCGCAGCCTCTCTTGCTTTTTCAACATTACCGTTATTATGACCGCCGGTCAAGGCATTTGATGTTACGACAGACAGCTGCAACGTCGCATCCATCATTCTTAAAGAAAGCAGGCTTTCTTTTCTTCGGAGTTCTGCTTGCTCGTCAGCTCTTCTTTCGGATTTTTTCATATTTGCTCCAATCGCAGATACAATAATAGCAGACATTGCTGCTATTACAGCACAAATGACATCAATCATTATATCACCTCCAACCTATTTAGCGTTTACTACTTTTGACATATCGCAAAGATTATCTATTAAGGTATCCAGCGACTCAATATCAATATCGTAATTGATAGAATCAGCAGAAGCTTGCACCATTGCAAGCACCCATTCCTTGCGTGTCGCACCATCATCAAATTTTTCCTCGGCTTCCTCCATTAGCCTCAGCACTAGCTCAATCAGCTTATTCCAATTCTTTTCCTTTACGGCTTTTTGCACGTATTCAACTAATTTTACAACCAACGGGATAGCCGCTGCCAATCCCGATAATACAGCTATAGTAAAATTCATCCAATTCATAATAAACTCCCTTCATTTAGACATAACAAAAGGACGGCTGTGTTTCAAACCGTCCATGTAATATTTTGTGTTTCATAAATTAAAGATACTTGCGTAACAAACCGACCTTGTAGTTTCCGAGTTTTTGGAAATACATTTACGCAACAATCTAAACAGCAATCCCCATATATCGCAATAAAGAACGAAGGGCTATAACATCTGTGGAAAGCAACTTTCCATATTTTCGCCCCATCATCAAGGATTTGTTTAACCTCAAAAGTTTGCTGCATTGTATAACAGTCGGCTTCTTAAGCCCTGCTTCTTGCCATCTCATGATTTCATACTCACCGTCAAGTTTATGATAGCGTGGAGAGTGCGATGTCATTTTAAGAGAGAGGACAATCATATCCTCCTCAGAGAGTACTAACACAGGTCTTTTCTTATATTCATCTCTATCCTCAAAAGGAACTTTTGCCTCCCATATTTCCCATCTATTGTACGTCATAAGCAGCATCCTCATTAGAATCCCACGCAATCGGACATTTTGTTATAATGTCTGCCTTGCTGAAATCAAGCTTGAACCTATGAAAGTCACTGTCTTTGTCAAACCATTCCTTCATTGCCGAAGGTTCAATAACGTTATTTGCTCCCTTTACATATACCGACTGCCATGGTGTACCTTTTTTGTGAGTCATATTCTTGAGCGCAACACCGGTGTATTTTCCGTAATTGTCATATATGTCGAGCAACAAATCAATTTCCTCGGATGTCATTCTTGTTTCGTTGACATCGGCTTGCGGAGACTCAATGCTGTGCTGTCCGCAAATTTTAAATGTGTGGTAAACAGACGGCACAACGGGACCATAATCCCACGCTTGAATCTCATCGCTAAACAAGGGTCTGCCTAACTCCGAAAGAAATCTTCCTTGAGCAAAATATAGAAGCTTATTCAACTTTAGGTTATCAATCGAATCGCCCGGTGTACTGTTTGCCGCACAAATATAAAAATTCGCAATATCCAATGCTGTAAATTTAGCGGTTCCCATCAGACACATCTCCTTTCGTTCTTATACGGTGTTGCTTTCTCCGTGATACACGACTGTGGTGATTAAATAACCACAATTCTGTTATACTATGTATTCATTATACTACGGAATTATGACTTTATCAAGTGGATTTTTGTTAATATTTCTTTAAATTTCGTAATGGTTATAATATCAAATCCTTACCCGCAAGATATATCAAAATACAACTGTTGTCAATACATCGTAATAATATTATTATTACAAAAGCATTGTTTTTTTAATACCCCAATGCCTTATACAAAATCGCCAAAACATTCCCTCTCGGAACCTCGCCCTCAAAATCCGTCCATGCGTCAGGTGTCGTAACAATGCCCTTATCACATAAACTATCTAAATGATTGCGCCCCCAGTGGTCAGTCGCTCTGCCTTGATACTGCGCTGCCATTCCGTTTGTGATTTTATCGATTAAAGCGAGAACAAAGGCTTTTGAAATTGAGCTGTCAAGCGTGGGTATCCACTGCTCTTTGTCTGTGATTACTCCCTTGCCGCAAAGGCTTATTACATGAGGTTGCGCCCAATGTATTGAGGTATCATCTTCGCTGCTTGTCCACATTCCGCCTGTCGCTTTATCAATCAGTGCGACCGCTTGAGCCTTTGTTGTCAACGCATTATAATCTCCCCAAATAGCTTTATCGGATATAATGCCTTTTTGTATAAAGGCTTCAAGATATGTATCATATACATTTGTGGATTTTTGCTGTACTTCAATTGTCTCTGCGGCACTCCACTTCGGTCTGCCATAGCCTAAGATTTTACTATAGCTTGTGCTATACGATTTCTGCGCCACGCACCCACCGTTTGCGACAACACCTGAAGCAGACGAGGTGTTTCCTTCGATAGTATACACTCTGCCGTTCGCAACCTTTATTACTATGCCCGTATGAGTAGACACTCCATTTTTTGCAAAGAAGATTACATCTCCGGGTTCAGGTGAAGTATGCCACGCATTATTGCTTTTGAAATGATTCACCCCATAAGGGCAATACGCATAATGCCCGTAAAGCATTTTTTCCGCTTTGTCTGCACCAAACACATATGCAAAACAGCACGACACAAACATCGCACACCACGGTTGTCCCTGATAAACATTTATGCTCTCCCCGAAATAGCTGCAATAGTCTCTTGCAAATCTCGTATAATTCGCACTTCCTGCATTGGCTGTAAAATCATCAAGATGGCTATTAGAACGTTTTTCTAAATAGCCCGTCCATGATTTTGCGTTGTTTAACAAATCGCTAATAACACTCATTTATATCACCCTTCCTTATTAAACGAAAGCACCGCAACGATTGCTGTGGCACTAAGATTGTATCTAATTAATTAAGCATCGTTCTGTCTGGCATATACCGCCGCAGCACCCCTGACACCGACCGCTCTTGCTGCTGAAAGACCGGTCTTATTATGTATACCGTTTTCGGGTATCTCGAGAGTTGAATTAGACAAAGTAAATTTGCTTAACCTTGAATTTGCAAAATCCCGCTCGAAAACTCTTTTTGAATTACGCCTCTCTGACCTCATTTGTTTCCCGGCTCTTATGATAGCTTCATTGCTTACACAAATCATTACTGTCGCTCCTCCTAATTATACTAATTATACTATCACTCTGCATCATTAAATTTTGAGCAAACAAAAAGCACTGTGATAATTACTACAGTGCTAAAGTTATATTTAGTTATAATGGGGATGGGCGAACCCATCCCGTGCGTTGTAAATCTTAATTGAGATATTACTTTCCGCCGAGCAATACGTCGATAATAAAATAAATTATCAAGCCGGGCAAAAAGAACACGACTGTTGATACCCTGCAAAAGAGAGGCACCCCACGGACTCACAAGGAAACGCTCAATCTCCCTGATTGAATAGCCATCCCCGAGTGAGACCTTGTTTTTGCTTTTGGATAGTCCCCGATTCCGCAAATCAGCATAGTCCTTTACAGCCTGTGAAAATATTGCACACACAAGCTTTTCATACATTACGTACATTTACAATCACTTCCTATTATTAAAAATTTCTTCCAAGATACAAATGATAAAGCCCGGCAAAAAGAATAACACTGTTGCCTTTACAATCACAAATATTACGTTAAAGAAACTCCCGATTGCATCAAGCATAGTAACAACACTCCTTCATATCTGGATCTATGATACACCGATGTATCATCGCAATACAACGGTGCGCTAATAATTTCTAATTTATTTTATTATACTACAAACTCAACAAAAAGTCAATAAGATTTTTACATAAATTCTATTTATTCTGCATCGCAGTCCTCGTCGAATCTTTCCTCGGGTATCTGTGGAATGCGACTGTGCTTATTCACATTTTCCGACTTTGACTTGTTGTAATAGAATCCCTGCGAAACACCATATGCTGCCCAGATCGCTCCGCACAGGGTGGCGAGGTATGGGAGCGTACCCATATATCCGCTTGAGACTGACTCCGTCGCAAGGTCTAATAATTTAAATGTGCTGATCCATACAAGCACGCTCTCTTGAGCAATCAATAATTTAGAAAATTCAAAATACTTTTTCAAATATTTTTTTAAAAATCTTTTCACACGTTTCTTCATTATTAACGCCCTCACATTTTCGAAAAATATCCGATAATAATTCCAATAACTGCAGTAATAATTGACGTAATAATTGTTTCATACCGTTTTGTTGGTTTGCGTTCGATTTCATCTACCCGTGTCATAATGTCGCTCACGTCCTCGCGCATAGCTTTCAGTTCGGTTGCGATGACATGAACGCTCTCGGTCAATTTTTCAAGATTGTCAATTCTTCTATGCACCGACCGCAAATCCTGTTCTGTCACTGCTATTCGTTCTGTTATTTTAACCTCATCCATGTTGCCTTCTCCCTAAAATTTCATGAAATAATGGTAATTTCATAATTTCCGTTGCTGCTTGTACTCGGTGTCGCGGCAACCAAGCATAAATAAGTATTGAATGCGGAAAAATCAAATGTATCGTTGTTTATTAAAATCATGACGTTATCCACATCCACTATCGTATCTATGCTGCTTGCTGCGCTTAAAGCAGCAGAAGTATAAAATCGGTAATATTTGCCTGTTTCAAGTGAAACATTCCATGTAACTCCTCTCAATGTAACACCGTCATTAACAGAAGCATTGCTCATATCAATCAGCACCGGAATACCAAGATTCGAATCGGCAGTCGAAGATATTGCCTCGTTAATCGCGGCGGTTACAACTTTATTCTGCACGGGATTTTCGGACGTAGTAGATAATTCCGCATCCACGGTAACACCGCCGCCGGAAGAACCTGCGACTTCATTTATAGCGGAAACAAGGTCGGTTTTTACTGTAGTGTCCAACGTTTCCAAGTCTCCGATGTCGTCCGAGATGAGTCGTATTCCATCCACGAGTGTTCCGGTTGGAGCTATAGGGTCTATGTCCCCGATGTAATCCCAAATAGCCTTGCTTGTTACCGGATTGGTTGAAGTTTCTGTCAGTTTCGTATCCACGGTAACATTGCCTGTTCCCGTCCCGGCGTCCCACTCTGCAACCTTCTCCGCTGTGATTTCATCAAGCACCGCTTTATTGCTGTGCGTGTGCGAATCTCCTGCCACCTCATTTATCGCGGCAACATAAGAATCCTGCGCTGTTGTACTAAGCTCTTCAAGTTTGCCGCCGACGGACTGCACTGCATAGCTCAGCGTTGATGGAACAATCGGCTTGTATGAACTCGTCCCCGTGTCTATATCCGATGTTGTGGCGGCAGAGATAATCACCTCGCCGGAACCCGTTCTTTGCGTTCCTTTTGAACTGTTCGTTGCAACGTGAATCGAGCCGTTCGTGTCCGAAATGCTCAGCCCACTTATGTTCGAACCGCCGCTTGATGTGTACAATTTCACTATCCCCGCCTGAGTTGTGGACGCATACTGCGTTTTATCAACCTTGTTATCCAACAGCCCCTTCAACGTGCTTGCGAAGGTTTTCATCTGCCCCAAAAGTGTCACTTTTCCCATTCTAGTCACCTCTCTTAATGACGAAGGCGGGGCTTGTCTGCCCCGCCGCTATACATCACGCGCCGAATACCTCGGTGAGCATTTCTGTAACTTCCTCGTCTGTCGCTATTTCTATTGCGTCAACGTCTGCCTTGACCTCGTTTATCGCGTCAACAAGGCTATTCTGATTAGTAGTAGAAAGATTTGATATAACGCCGAGAGCTCCATTGATACCTGCAATTTCCGTATACAATGCCTTGTTCTGTACAGGGTTAGTTGAAGTAGAAGACAGCGCCGTGTCTACTGTAACTTTTGCCGCGTCAATCGCCGCGTATATTGCTTTGCTTGTCACCGGATTGGTTGAAGTCGACGATAGAGCTGTATCAACAACAGTCTTGTTTGCTCCCGTCGCAATTCCCGACAATTTTGTCTTTTCTTCTGTGGTAAAACTTGCCGTAATAGCGTCAAGCACATCCTTATTGCTGTGCGTATGGTCATCAAACGTAATATCAACCGCCCTTGAGGAATCCACGTCTAACGCCGTTCCATTCTTTTTAACGGTAATTATCACATTCTTTTCCGCGTCCGAAGGGGCGTGTGCCGACTGAGAGTGCGTGTATGCAATCTTGCCGTAATCACCCCGGTACGCGGTGGACGATGTCTCGCCGAGTGCCAGCGATGCCGAAATCTCAACGAACGCCGAACCTGACCATCTGTATGTCTTGTTGGTGGAAAGGTCTGTGTAAATCTTCCCTGTTTCCCCGGTTATCTCGGTGGTATGTGCGCTTTCCTCGTAGAATTTGCCGCCTGAATAGTACCCCTCAATTACATCATCAACATATGACGGGAGTTGACTTGACGGTACTTTTCCGCTTGAATCCAGCTCCGCCACGCCCGAAGCCGCGCCTTTCTGCGTTGCGGGAATCGCCGACACGTCAGCTGCCGACAGCGTAATATTAGCGGATAATGCTTTTCCGTTGACCGTGCGCGAAGTCGGCACTTTTGCCGCCAATGCGGTGTTTACAACTTTGTTCTGCACCGGATTTGTTGATGAAGAACTTAGAGCCGTATCAACAACGGTCTTGTTTGCACCCTCCGCAATGCCGGATAATTTGGTTTCAGCTGTTGTAACTCGTGTGTCGATAGCCGAAACATCGGACTGCAACTCGGATAAATCCGCCGCCTCTTCGGCAAGCTCGGTCTTGACCTTTTCCATAGCGGTCTTGAGCTGTCCGAGTTTTGTGAGTTTTGTTACATCATAAGCCATAATTTTTACCTCCTATAACTTATCTAATCATGCCTTGCCGTCTAGTCGGCAAAGACTCTTCTATTTAACCCTGAGTTTAAATCTCAGGATTTTAAAATAACGGAGTTTCTTATTCTCTATCAAATCCTAACAAAAAACAAGAATCCGCTGTTATATTGATCAAGCACCTTAAGCGCTCGATTAATAACCTCATAAATCAACCAAATGTGTCTTTCAGCATCTCAGAAACTTCTGCGTCAGTCGCAATGTCCAAAGAGTCAATTTCCGAATTACCTCCTGTGTAAACTTGCTTCCATTCGCCGTCGCTGCTAAGCATCCACTCCGAGGAATCTTCTATAACGAAAGCGAATGAGCCGGTAGGACACGTATCAAATTTTGTTGATTGTGTGGGCAAGCTAGAAACATCCGCACGACAATCACAGACAAATTCTTGATTTAAATCTAATGCAACACCTTTGTATTTTTTCTTTATAGCTGCCATCTTTATACCTCTCTTTCTTGTTGGTAAAATTATCAAAGGCAGCTATGTTTCAAGCTGCCCTTGTATTATTATATATTCATAAATCAAAGACATCCATGACTAACAATTATCATTAGTTCTTTCTTTCGCTTCGTTTAACTAGCCAACTTGCTTTCCGGGGTTGCAAATTCAATCCATCCGTATAAATAAGTCGGACTTGCGCTCTTTATATACGCTTCGCTAACCTGTGAAGTATCCACATCGCACTCTATATTTGAAGTTGGTACAAGATTCATATCGTCTATTAAACATGGAGTTTCTCCCGATATAAGTGTTGCGCCCCATCTTAGATAAATACAATAATCGCTACTGCTGGAAACTGTCTTGCAGTAAGAAGTTAAGCTCATAGTTGAGTTATTCGTAAAATCTTCCCGGTCAGTATCTTCAAGCGCATATCGAAACATGACCCTCCAAATTGGGGTGCCGTCTATCCATGTGCCTATGCGTTCAACCTTTCTATTTACCAGCGTCCTTGAAATATTGCTTCCGAGTGTAATGCTGCTAGCAATATTGTCCCAATACTGTACCCTTTCGCCCGAAGTTGCCCCTTGCAGAGTGACTGCCGTGTTTGTAAAGGTGTTGTCGCTGATAATGCTTCCATCATCCAAGCTTAACATCAGTGTTCCGCTTGTCGTAAAGGTATTGCCCTTAATCGTCTCGCAATGAATAAACATTGACGAATATCCCGAAACGGTATTATTCTCAAAGACTGTGCCTGCTGTAACGGCAGTTCCCGCAATGTCAGTGCAGAAAAGGCAATAATTAGTGGCATAAGTAGTAGTACAGCTATTTTTAATGGTACATCCACTAACATCAAACGCATAAGCACTAATCACGCAATGTTTTCCCGCGTTTGAATATGTTGAGGATGTAGTAAGGTCGTATTGGCTGATTTGACATCCGTCCGAGATGCAGCTTTCTCCCGCAGTTTTTCCACTCGAACCCAACAGGTTTACGCATATATCACTGTCATAGGGACGTCCGGCAGTGTTTAAATATCCGCCTATTACCTTGATTTTCTCAGCCCAGAAGACATCAAAAATGGTATCTATCTTTGCAGACGTTTCAGTGATTTTACTTGTCGTTGTGCAATTGTTTAATACTAATTCTGTTGCCTGAATGAGTTTCCCCGCAGTAAACGTTGATAAGTTGTTAAGAGTAGCTGTAACATTGCAGTTATTAAAAACAAGCGTAGGTATCGCGGTTTTGTAAATGTTCGGCTGTGCTATTTCCACGTTTGTTCTCTCTATAGTCAGCTTAAATTTAGCATTATATGTCGGCGCGGTCGAGTTGTATAGCGCTATTTTAAGATAGTTGCTTGCCCGAGAACTGCTTGCTCCTCGAATTGTCAGATTCGTAATACTTGAGCTGATTTTATCAAGATAGAGTATGTACTGCGTTGTCGAAGATGTTCCCGAAAACTCTATTACGCACCCGTCATTTGAACTATTACTAATAGCCGAAGTTAGTGCAGACTGGCTAGAGACTTTTACCGCATTCTTTCCGGAGCTTGCTGCATTTAATTTTGCCGATTCAGCCGAGTTTCCCAGAGTGTCGTTATTGGGATTAACCACAATAAAGCTATTATCGTAATATACAACTTCAAGCACTCCGCCGGCAGGAACAGAGCCTGTGTAATAATTCGTGCCGTCTATGGTTATTGGATAAGCGGCAGTATTATTAATATTTAATGTTGCGCTTGTATTTTCAGCCAACCCATTTGTGAATTGTACCGCAAAGTGCATTTCATTTGTCATACTAAAGTCTGTATATGATGTTGGCGTTCCTATTTTCGCTGTATTATCTTGTTCTGTGTCGCATATAACATAAGTAATTCGTCCCTGATTAAAGTCTGTAATGTTTAACACGACAGAGCCTAATTCTATGGTATTGGTTGCTACTTCTTCTACAGATACTTGACTAGCGTCTACAATATTAGCATAAACACAATTCCATGCGTTTGTCGCATTTCCGAGGTCGTATGTTTCACTGTCGGCAGGAATAATATCAAAATCAGCACTACCATCAAAGCTTGAATCAGCACCTGTCCCCGAAGATTGTGCGTTCTTTAGTTCCGCTATAGCTCCGGTAATAGTTGTAGCAGTCGTTCCCATTGTGGTCGTGCCAAGCTTGTTGTTTATTGTGTTTATCGCAGTGTTTACAATTTTGTTCTGCACAGGATTAGTAGATGTACTCGACAATGCGGTATCTACCGAGATTTGTAAGTTCATGTTGAGGATTTCACCTGCGTTTATTATTTCCCAGTGGTAATTGTCAACCGAGGTATCATCAGCCACAAGAACGAGGTCAAGGCATTCTCCATACGAGATGGTTTCTTCTGCAACAAAGAGATCTATTCCGTTTTGATAGATCGGAAATGCGGTGGAGCTGTTTACGCTCAGATAATTGTTAAGACCCGCTTTAAAGCCGGAGAAATTTATTGTCACTCGCAAGCCTGCGGCAATAAGCGGTGCAGGAGTTACGGTGGCAGAATAGGTCACGGTATCTGTGCCGACTGACATTGTTGCGACACCGTAATAACCGGAGTTCAAGGCGGTATATACTGTTTTATTCTGTACCGGGTTAGTCGAGGTACTTGAAAGAGCTTCATCTACCGTGACACCGCCGGTGGTTTGTGCGTTCTTTATCTCATTGATTGCCCCAACAAGATTTGTCGCAGTAGTTTCAAGGCTAGCAACATTGCCCATGTCACTCGCTATTTCATCAACACTTAAATAAGAACTGTTGCTAAAATTATTAGAGAAAGTATTGCACCATTCATATCCCTTGTCCCAGTTGTCCGAATTTGCAACCGCATTGTTTATTGCGGTATTTATAACTTTATTCTGTACAGGATTGGATGATGTGAAACTTAAGGCAGAATCCACATCAGGAACAACCTTTGCCCATTCTGTCCATGACTCTCCGCCTATTCCGGTGCTGTCACATCGTGTGTAGATATTTCCATTCAGATCAAATTTTATCTGCGTGGTTTCCCCGGATTCATCGTTATACATAGATAACACCGGATAAGTTATAGTGTATTGACCGTCTGCTTCATCACACAAGAATATCCCGGGTTTCGCCGCAATGCTTGATGATAATTGCCCGTCTGTTATAGAATAGTTGCATGGTATCGGCTGCTGACCAAACACATCAGAATATAATAGTTTTGAACCTTGATCTCCGAAGTATGCCCAATAGTTATGTCCTGTAAGAAATCTGCCCTCGCCGCTTTTATCGGTGTATTTTACTGTATACGAAGTCGATGAGTCATCCTTATCCCGTATTGTAAAAGAGCGAATATAGAAATAAGTTGAATTTGCGGGAATGTTAATATGGTATACGCCGCAAGGCATTGGGATAGATGCGATTACGCCCGGAGCTTTTGCCTCAGAAGACACATCGCCTGTCACTATCTCCGGATAATTTAATGTTAAGTTCGTTGTGGGAAACTCATAAATATGGCTTTGCAACCCGTTTACCTTTGCTAATATAAATTCTAAAATCTCGGAAATCTTATGTGGCAGAGTCAGCATCGATTCCGATGTTCCCACATTCTCATACATTGCTGTTGTCATAGTAGAAACAGTTCCTATCCCGGAAGCGACTATATCATCTATATCTGTCTTGATTTCATTTATTGCCGAAATATATGAATCTTGAGATTGAGTCTTAAGCTCTGTCAGCGTCCCGCCGATTGACTGCACGGCATACGAGAGTGTTGACGGGACTATCGGCTTATAAGAGTTTATTGCTGCATCTATATCTGTGACGTCTGCCGCAGCCGTTGCTATCTCACCCGAACTGGTTTTCTGCGTACCCTTATCGCTGTTGGTGCCTATCCATACACTGCCGTCTGCTGCGTCCACATTTAATCCGCTGGTGTTCTTGCCATCGACGGAATAAAGCTTTACAATTCCCGCTTCACTAGTTGACGCATAGGTTGTTGCAGCCGCAGCTTTTGCTTTATCATCAATCTTATTTATCGCAGCCACCAAATTATCTGCGCTGACTTGGAGATCGCTCATTGTCCCCACATTCGTATTTATTGCTTCTATTGCAGAATTTATTACTTTATTCTGTACCGGCTGCTCTGACGTTGATGATAAAGAGTCGTCAATAGTTGTGGAGTCTATGCCAGAATTAGAAGATGGCAGTAATGTCCGCGTAAGCTCATTGCCGTCCTCGTCATACAATACAAGATAATAATCGGAATCAGTCTGCACAGTATCTGCGCTTATGCCGCTTATCCCTAATGTTGTAGGTATCTTGACTGCGTCTCCGGTCTGCGCTCCGACAGAGTTTCGGAGAGTTATTTCTCCCGTACTTTCGTCGAAATCTAAATCGACGGCAGCTTCGTTTCTTAATGATGTTTGGCACTTTGTTATCGCATTTTGCATATCCTCACAATCTGATTTAAGATCTGTTAAATCCGGATATACAATCGAACCATCATCCAGCGCGTCAAGCTTTTTCTGAATCAGAGCGGTGATCTCGCTAAAGTATGCGCCGTCTATCGTTTCCGCATATTTATAAGGCGACGGCTTTGTTCTTCTGCGCATGGGTATTCTTGCAGACGCTCTCACTTTTGCAGGAACACCTGACTCTCCGGTGTTTCCAAGATAATCATACAGATACATCATTATCGGATACGGCTCTTGAAGCAATACATTCGGTATTTTTGCGGTAAGCTCATAGCCCGCAGACGCATTCCCGGATGTTGTCACCTCATCTACGACGAGAGCTTCAGTTCTAGACTGATTGCTAAAATGGAATACGGGCGTAGTTATTTTGTCGTAACAAGTTATCGTGAGAGATATATTAACGTCCCACTGCGTTAGAAACGACACTGTGTCTCCATATGTATCAGTACACGTAATTCCTATCATATCAGCCCTCCCTTCTAAAAATATGGCTTATATCTTTATTCATAAATATTATCCTCCTATGCTTACAGGAAACTCACATATTATCTCAATTATCCCCTTGCCGCTGAGCCGAAGCCTGTTCTCTTTCCTCGGCATTCGTAGAAAGTTGAAGTTGAAATAGCTGTACGGGTTTGTGATTTCGTCGCATTTTATAACTTCATTTACTCCGTCAACATACACGCTGCTTGTGTTTGCGGGCAGCCCTGTGAATTGTGTTATTCTGCCATTGTCGCTTAGGTTCTGTATCGAAAACGTTCCGCCCGATGACGGCGTGATTCTGATGTCGGGTTTGTAGTAGCCCGGGTACGAGCTTTCGTTGAAGATTCTAACGTCTAATGTTCCATCAACGTTATACTTGTATGTTTTTGGATACCGGTAAGCAAACGGAGAATCACATACCACCGTACATTTAAATGCCAGCGGCGAGCCGTCAAAATCAATATGCTCTAATTCTGTTATAAAACATCTATATCGAAAAGGTTCCATATCAGGCTGCATAATCTCAAGCCATTTATACGTATCGTGCGATGTAAGCCAACTCGCGATAGCTTCTAGCTCATATCTGTCATACCGCCGCCCCTCGTCGACTGCATCTATATCTGCCCCAAATGTCATTTCAAACTCCAACGGAGTGTTGACAGTAGTTCCGTAATGAATAGGGCGATACCTTCTCGATATTCTGTCTTCCACAATCTCTGCCGTAACCGACAATGTCTTGGTCGTCTCGGAGGACGATGAATTTATCTCATACATCATTAATCCGTATTCTTCCGAAGATACTCCGTCAAAGGCGAAAATGTCACTGCAAAATGTCATATCGTCTCACCGCCTTACTCCTCATTGTCGGAGGCTGTGACCTGTGCGCCGCTAATCACACTGCCCGCTGCAGACCTCTTTATACTCTGCGGCTTTTGAAGCTCCTCATAAACCGATTCAAGCACACCTATAGAACCGCCCAAAGCCGTGAGATTATTCTTGCCGCGCACATCAATTGTGTTTAGGGCATTGATAACCATAGCCACGTTATTTTTGATTTCGTTTATGTTCATAAGTTAATCTCCCTCTGCTCTTTGCGCTGTTGCCGCACCGTTCCTGTTAAGGCACGGCATTAAGCTCGCTTACTATGCTGTTCATTGCTGTGGCTGTGATTGTGTCTCTGGCGGCAACGCTCGGTATGTATGTTCCGTATCCTTGTATTTCCCGTATAGCTTCTCGCGCTTCCATGTACATACTTGCCTTAAACACCTCACCCTTTACAGCCATTGTAAATGAGTATGCGCTAAGCCCCTTGTATTCTCTTACCTCGTTTATGTTTTTCGTTAAGGCGTTCCATTCGTCTGCGGTCAGATTAAAAAGCTCGCCCTTCTCTTTCGGATATGTCCATGAAAAATGATTCGGACGACCGGTGTTCGGAATGGTTATCTCGACACACGCCTTGTTCGAATATGGGCTGTCGTCCCATCCGTGAATCACAGTATGTTCCGATGTTCCTGACTGAGCGGGTCGAGTTTTCTCCCCCGCAACCCAGCCGTAAACAATATAATCACCGGCTGTAAGCCCCGACAAATCAAAGTCATAATAAGCCTTGCCCGACCATTCCTTAAACATACAGCACGGCGTATCCATATTATTTATTAAATCAATGTTCGACCAGCCGTTCATGTTTTGCGACTGCCAAAACCTCATGACCTCTTTATCCCATTGTATATTCCCATTATACCAATCCTTAATATAATACGAGTCGGGGTTGGTGTATTCCGGATCCCAGTGTATGCTTAAGGGGTTGGAATAGTTATCCGCGCCCATTCCGAAGCTTTGATAAATTTCCTCGAAAAATACGTGGCGTATGCTTTCGAACTCCATGGCTTTATCAACGTTGATACAGGCGATGGATGTTGCGATTCCATCCTGTCCGTCGCCGTCCCATCTCCACACTCTCCACATACCCTCACCTACCCAATCGCCTTTCTTGCTATCCATAGTCGTGTCGTTGCCAACTCGAACTATGATGTCATAAGGAGCTTCGGATTGTTCCTCTCGGTCGTAGCCATATGCGTCGACATAGGCTTCCATGGTTTCATCGCAATTGTAGGGGTCATAATCGACAGCGGGAGTTCCGTCTGTATTCTCTCGGCTGACTATAGTAAAGTTAATGCCGGTCATGTCTGTGAGTTGCCCTAATGCGTTCGTAACAATCGTGTCGTAATCGGTCTTGTCGGATTCGGTAAACTTCGCTCCCGAGTCATATATAATCAAAACGCGTTGCTGTATTCCGTTTGTAACCCACCGATTCCTATATCTGCAGCGATCTCCCGTATCCTCTCTGCCGGGTTCTCCGTATAGCGCAGTATTCGGAATGGCTTCCCAATACTTGCCCCGCTCCAGATTTTTCATCACGACCTCATACGCGTAGTCTTTTACTTCGGGCTTGAAGTCGGTGTTGACAAGATTACGATCTTTCCTGCGGATTTCTATCATATATCTGTACTTTCCCCGATTAAGCAGTCTTATCATTTTATTTGATTCATCCCACGTTATAGCGGGAGAGGTAAGACTGTTGTGCATTTGATAATACACAAAATCACTTCCGTCCGTCAGAGTAAGAGGTGTTGTATTTAAAAGCGTTCCGTTCTTGTCGTAGAAATGAAAGCTGAATTTATATTGTCCGTATTTCAATTGCTTTGGATATATACTCGCATCCTCTGTATCTCTATCGGTGCGAACATTAAAGACAAAGGAGGGGGTGGGATACTGCTTCGTGTTTATTTTTGCCTCGCTCTTATTGTAGATTTGCGTGGAATAGTATTGATATGTTGTTCCCGTTCCCGTGGAAAGATACATCCTTACAGAATTTACACCCCCTAATCCGCTTACTACTCCGAAAGCGCACAGACTTCCGTTATAGTCGTACATAGACACGGTTAAAGAAACCTCTGTAGCCATATAATTACCTCCCTTCTCGTTCGTCGTTAATGCTTACCCGAATGTAGCGACAGCCGATAAGCCCTTCACGGTAGCATTAGTGAAATCCCATGTGTTGGTAGCGTAAGTATATCCGCCGCCTGTTGAGAGAAATTGACCGTTCTGTCCCCACAAGCTAAAAGATGTTGCTTCGTGGTGTATTTGAAATACAAGACTACCCCTGCCGCTGTCGAAATTCTTGCTATGTTGATACAAGGTCAGGTCTCCATAATTACTATTATCATTAGTCCCAAGCACCAAGGATGTCGTTCCCTTCGTGTTCCAGATCCGTCCGCCTTTTATAACGGGAGATTGTATTTCGGCATTAGCCGTAACCTTTGTGGCTTCAATATTGCCCTTAGCTGTAACATTTCCATCGGTATCTATTTCAAATGTCGTCTCGCTGTCGTCGTTTTGAATTGTTAAGCCGTATAATGACAAATAATCTGCTTTGAATTTGCTGCCGTTCATCATAGAATTTCCTTCCGAATCCTCAAATTTATCGGCTTGCACCGTCCCTTCAAATCTTCCGTTCTTTGCCATCATCTTTCCATCTGTGTTAACCGTAAAATTATCCCCTATCTTTAACCTGCCGCCGAATATTGTACATCCGCTTAGATATTTTCCCGCAAGAGCCTCCGCTTCAATACCATCATGCGAAACAGAGGTTGTCCATGTCCAGCTATCATCATTCGCGGGATCTTCGCACGCATCGCCCGTTCCGAATTGCATCCCCTGCTCGTTCATCCAAATAGCCTTGGTAGCCTCTCTCTTTGTCGCTGCGTTCAAAAGCCAAATACCGTCTGAATCAAATAAAACATTTCCTTTGGCGCTTTGCATTTCTGCGATATTTCCGCTGATAACACCTTTAAGTTTCTCGGCGTTGAGATAGCCGTTGTCTGTAATTACATTACTCAATGACTTGCTCACATCTGAAATGGAGTCTTTAAGCTCCTGAGTGGTTGTCCTGTCTATGAGAACCCACGAAGACCCAACACGTCTGTATAAGCTCTGTGGTTCGTATATACTTGTATACTCCGCACTGATTAAAGAATAAAACGGACTGCTCTCATTAACATAATCAACCAACGCATAATTTGTCTCTAAGCCACACTCATCTTCAATCCATTTATTCCCAGAGACTCTGTATATAAATGTCTTATGTATGGATACTGCATTATCCGCGCCCTGTGTCCATACATAAAGATAGTAATCATTATCAATTGATGAGCTGGTGCTTTTCGCTACGACGATTCCTCCGCCCGGGTTTCCGCTCTTTCCTCCAAAAGTAATCACGGCATGATCCTCGGTAATATCTCCGACTTTTGAAGCAGTGTCAAAGTGTAATGTTTTTCCCTCAAGGCGATCGCCTACTGCGATATTTCTTTTTCCCGTTTTGCTTTTTGAGGAATTAAACCATAGGTCGCCCGCAGATGCTTCTGATGGAGCCGCTTCTTGTTGGTAGTACATTATCACACCATCGCTTCCCGCTTGTTCGTCCTGTCCCCGTTTGATTTTTTCAGCATATCCATCATTGTTTGTATCACGCCACATAAGTCCGGAATAGCAATACAATCGATTTGTGTCTGTGTTAAACCATAGATCTCCAACGTTGTCTGTTTCCGGTTCATCGGCTTGGTAATAAACAGCCACCGTCATATTCGACAGCCCGTCAATATTCTGCACGACATCTCCAATATCTCCGGCTATTTGCGTGGATTCCAGATCAAGCTTGTCCAGTTCATCTTGCAGAGTTGTGTCGTATGTGGTACCTCCGTGCGTAATATAAAATTTGAGAGAATCTATATAAACGCCGCTCTCATCAACCTTAAAGCTTCCATTGCTGGTGTCTATCATACAATTCTCGCCGGCAAGAATGGTACCCACAATATATGGGGCTACTATTCCATAGGCTGTGCCTGTTTTCTCGTAGAGCAATGGTCTGTCCTCTGCTTCCCATTTCTCTTCCGAGCCATTCCATTTCTGATAGTTTTCGTCAACATCAATATAGTAATAGGTTTTCTTCTCGTTGTACTCCGTATCGGATGTTTCCGCGTATGAGCCGATATTGCCATCTATGATTCTGCCTATTGCCATTTTGGCTGTCTGCCATCCGTCATCCGTAAAGACGATGCTGTTGTTTATCATTGAGATTTGTTCATCCTCGTAACCCTTGTCAGGATCGTCCTTATCAATGTATTTACGCAGATGCAGTCCTGCATTGTCCCATGACACGCCCTGCCCATCACTTGATAAGATTGAGTTCTTTGCAATATCAAGAGCGGATGACATAAAATCTTTAACGGCGTTTGAGGCGCCGCTGTTAACAAACGAGGAATAGTTGAGTTTACTCGATTCGACCGTTCGCCCCATCGAAATACTTTGGTCAAGCAAATCGACAAGCTTGAACGCATTATCGGATGCGCTGTACGTGTCACTGAATTTCAGTGTCAATGATGTCGGGTCGTCAAAATCTATTTCCACTCCTATAAGTATAGGCTCTAAAATTTCGTTGTCGGTATTAATATAAATCTTTTGACCGAGCTTTAGGTGTTGAATAAATCCCTCAAATTCATCCATTGATAAGAAGTTCGCAGACGATACATCAAACGTGTATGATGGATATGCCAGCTTCTCAAGGGTGCTTTTGCCGTACTCATACAAATCCCACGACACCGAATGTTTTTCGTAGTCGGTTGTGTTTCTTGTAAAATACATCTGTCCCGATATGCCGCCGACGCTGACAGATGAGGTATGTCCCGTCTTGCCGTCACCTGAAAGCGTGACGCTTGAGTAATCTCCCGTCAGCGATATGGTCGCATTCGGAAATTCCGAATCGCCTATCTTTCCTTTATTCAGATATGCCGATAGTATTATGGTCTTGTCGCTCTTAACTTCAAAAGTCGCATTCACTGTTTCCGCGTCTAATGTCGTTGTTGTATTTGTTAAGCTAAACGAACCGCCGGAAATGGAATACATTTTAGTTTCGCTGTCTGTTTCGGTTTCGGTAAAATTGCAGTTTGCAAATGTTATACTTATTCCTTTTATAGAGTTGCTTATGTCTGATGTTTCATAAGAATCCACCTCCGAAACAACGAATGTCGTTTCCTCAATACTCTCTTCCTTGAAGTACCTATCCAACAGCTTCAGCTCCTCAGCGGTGAAAAAATTATCAAATGCCAGTCCGGCTTTGATTTCGGTAAGCTTTTCGGTCAATGCGGTCTCTTCCGCCTTCAGTGAGGCGATAACATCCTCCTGCTCTGATATTTCAGCGTTCTTATCGTCAATTTCGCTGTTAACCTTTTTAAGCTTCTTTTGATAAGCGTTGTAATCATCACTGTCGTCATCCACAAGCTTGGCAAGATATTCAATATACACCGCCCGCTCTGATGTCAGCTCCGCAAGGTCTATGCTCTTAAGTTCGTTGAGCTTTGACTCCTCGGTTGAAATAGCGGCTGTTTTAAGGGAGCGTTCAAGTGATATGTTGTAAAACGGAGTCTGCTCATTCTCATACGACTTCTTCCAGCTGTTCCATTTCTCAATCATAGAACTTTCGAAATGTGACGGCTTCATGAAATAATCAAGGTTGTATATCTTGTTTGTTCCCAATGGATTTACCATTCGTATATCGACATCCTCGCCGCCGCTGACATCAAGGACGGTGTAAATGTTTTCCGTATCTTCCTCTATCTTAAGCTCCTTGATTAGGTTATCAAGAGACAGATACACCGGAGTCGGAGTGGATTCGGCGGATGTGCTTCTCACATTAACCTTCCTATTCAATGTGTCAAAATCAAAGATGCACTCATACGATTCCTGTAAGGTTGATTTTATAAAGTTGTACGCGTTTGAGTCCGTTTCCTCAAACGTCCTGTATTTTCCTATAAGAGCGGAGTCAACATCTCCGAGACTCCATGACGGAAAATCTTCCATGAGCATTCCCAACACGGTATCGTTGGGACTGAATGGATCGTAAAAATTATATGTTCCTTCTTCAAAATACACCTGTTTATACGTGAACTCATATTCCAAGGAATATGCCTTGCAGGTTTTTATCTCCTTCACGCCATCGTTCGTGGTCGACGGATTCACTATTACAAATCTGCCGTATTTGGGTATCTTTATTGTGCGCATACCGATGACATCATCATAATGAGGTGTTCTCTGCCCATCGATGTATGCGGGAAGCTCGAATGATATTGTGGATGTTTCGTTGTAGCATATGTCTCCGGTTAAATTATATGCGGCACTCAGTGAACCTATAGCGGAATCATCAACGCTGCAGAGTATTAAAGTCGGCTGTTCTTTAATAACCCCGATGGATGAAAAGTCAATAACCAACACAATCACCTCCATGTTAAGTATGTCGGGCGGCTGTTACACCGCCCGTTCCTGCGTTTCTTTATTTTTATCTTGATGACTTTAACGCTGCGCCTCCCAGTGTTGTAATGCCTCTTTTTGTAAACGCATCTTTCAATTCACTAAGAGCTGCTTCCGCTGCGGTGTTGCCGTAGCGTCTTGCGTCAGAATCCGTCATTTCTCCGTTGTGTGTTATATTGATTTCTATGCTTGGGTTAAAGTCTATCGTTCCTACACCCGACTGCACTGTCGGTGCAGGGCTGCTTATGTCGGGAACGACAGACGAAGCCCTGAATATGTTTTTGAAGCCTGTTGTGTCTATAACCTTGCCGAGGCGCTCTGAGAGAACTTGAGCGAAGTCTATTATTTTATACAATCCTTCTTCGCGCTTTTTGTCAATAACAAGCTCTCCATCCTGAAGAACTGCCATGACTTCATCCTTCTTAGACGTTGAAGCTCCCACAACACCGCCGGTGTGATATTTCGGATATGCGTCATAAAGCTTTGTGCCGCCAACGCTTCCTATATACCATGTTCCAGAACCGCTGTCGTATACTGCTTTCACGCCTAGATTCTTTAGTTGTTTACCTAAGTATTGATTTTCGCTGGCAAGATTTTCTCGTTCGGTCTCGCTCGCCCCGTACCATGCGTTCGAGTTAGCCTTCATCTGTGCTACAATAGTATTTGCCGCCTGAGTATCATATGAACCAGATGAACTTGACGTGTTCGATCCCAAGCCTGAGCCGGATCTCCCGACTACCAAGTTCTCATTGTTTGAAGAATCCTCTATCTGATTATTCACAGACTTCAGAGCCTTTTCGTATTTGTAATTATATTCATCCAATGCGTCGGATGCGTTTTTCCATGCCTCAACAATAGTACTGTTAAGGTCGCTTCCGTATTCCTCGTTCCAGCTTAAGAGCTGATCGAGCAAATCCGAGCCTTCGGATTTAATTCTGGCAATAGCCAAATCGTAAAGCTTTTGATAAGATGATATGCTGTTTTCCAGAGTTTCTATCTCATCATTCTTTTCTTCCTCATACGCCTCCGCCATCTTATCGAGGGACTCGGTCGTCTTTTCATAGGCATAGTCCGCCTGATAATCGCTAAGGTCTGTCTGAAGCTCAGAAAGCTCCTCCTCCAAGGATTTCTTTTCCGCCTGCGCCTCGCGGCTGTCGTCAAGCGAAAGCTGATTTATGCGCGACTGCGTTTCCGAAATCTCTTTAAGCTTGTCGGATACGCTCTTGTTGTAGTCGTCCTGTTCCCGTGTAACCTCAAGAGATTCCTTTTGCAGACTTATGATTTCCTTGTAATCCGAGATTTGCTCTTCAAGCGCGTCTATCTTGTTCTGCGTTTCCTGCTTTATCATATCTATTGTGTATTGCAGAATAGAGTCAAGAGCGTCTGCCGTGTCGTTCAAACCGTCAATAATGCTGTCGCTTGTCTTTCCGACACCCTGAGCCGCTGTGTCGCCCAATATCCTTATCGAGTTTATTCTTTGGTATGCCGCGTTAAATTCCTGCTCACTGAGTCCCACCGATGCAAGCTCCGCATATACCAAGTCCCATGTGGAGGTGCTAAGCTCATCGGTCACATAAAGCAGATTAGTAAGCGTGTCAACATTGCCTTCAGCCCTTGCCATCCTGAGCTGCTCGATGTAGTTAAGGGCTGTCTCAACACCGACCTGTTGTATTCTTGTTTTAAGAACCTTCTTGATGCTGGTGTCGTTTATGACAAGCTGACCGTTCTCATCTTTGAGCATGGCAAGATATTCTACGCCAAGGTCTAATATGCTCTGATACGTGTCAACGCTTATAAATCCACTGTCTGCGTACTCATTCGCCGCATTATGCAGAGTGCTGTACACGCTGTCTATTTGGCTCAAAGCATCGCTTGCGGCTTCCATCATCTGCCTTGAGTTTTCGTACATCCTCTCAAGAGATTCGTTATAGCTTTCCTGATTCTCATAGTAAACCTTTTTCGACGATGACAGGAATGTTAGGAATAAATTCCAATCTCGCTGATATTCGTCCAAGGTTTGACTTGAGTACATACTCTTAGCCTCGGCAAGTTCCTGAGCGAATTGCCATGCCGCATCCTTCTTCTCCTGTGACCAATCCGATGTTGACTCGGTAAACTTATTCGCGTCGAATACGTTGTCGGTAAACCAATATTCATAGTTGCCGAAGTCCTGTAATTGTTCAGCCCATCCTTCTCTTACCTGCTGTCCGAGAGCCGCGCCCGCCTGTCTCGCCGGTACGTCAAGCTCGGTGAATCCGTCCACCATATCATATGCGGCTTGAGTTATCTCGCCGTCTCCGTCAAACAATGTATTCAAAAACTCCGAGGAGAAATTGGATGTTATGTCTGTGAAACGGTTCGATATATCATTCTCCCACAAAATCTTGTACTGAGAAAGCCAATTGATAAAGGATGTCGCCTCAGCTTTTTCTTCATCTGTGAAATATTTTATGGTCTCCTCAAGCGCAGACGTGTCAACCGTTCCGTCCGAATAGAACAACGACTCGTAGTCGCCAAGTTTTCCGCTGTCTATCAGCGATTGATAGTAAGAACGAACCTTTTGCCCCTGTTCTGCGGCATAGCCTTTTAAAGCCGCATTGCCGAGAGCGGATGAGCTTTCACTTTCGCCTCGTATGTAGCTTGCCGTTTGGCTCACCGCATCCATAATAGCCTTATAGTTCTTAGACTGCCTGTCGTATTCCATGCCCATAGACGCGTATATGTTGTGCAGTGAGTAAGGGTCTGATGTCATTTCCGCCATATGAGAGAGATTGGTTAAAGACCTCTGCGCTCGGCTGTTCGCCTCGCGGTATTGCGCCATCATGTTATCGAGAAGTGCGGTGAACGAGTCACCCATGCTTTCTATCGCATCCTGCCATTTGTCGGAAACATCATCTATCTTTGCGGAAACATCGCTCATTGCGCTGATTATTTCGCTCAGCACTTCATTTCCCGCGCCGCCTGCAGCCTTTTCCCAATACAAATTCTGAAGTGCTTCATATTGCTTTGTGTACTCTGCGGCGGCATTATTGTACAGGTCAAGCTGCATTGTGAGTGTCTCACTCATGTCCTGAAGCTTACGGGAGCCTTCGATTGTTTCGGCGGCATCAATATCCCCGTACTTCTCCGCTTGAGCCTGAGTGTTAATCATGCTGTCTCGGTTCGAGACATACGTCATGTAGTCGTTAATTACATCGCGGGAATATGTAGAAGGGTTCTTGACTATCTCCGCAATCTCATCGGTTATGGTTTTTTCCTTTGCCTTAACGGCAACAGTCGCACTTTCTGTGGCAGATGTGTTTGCGTCAACGGCGATAGCCAGCTCAGACAAACTACCAAGACTTCCGCTCGCAATTTGCTGATAGTACTCCTCCGCTTTGGTCATGCGTTTTTGTCTCGCCGAGCCATCGGAACGTTCGTAAAGCTTATCCCATAAAGCTGCAGCATCCGAAGCGCTTAGAGAACTATTGGTTAATATCGTATCCCAGACGTTATATTTGGAATTGCTTCCCATGCCGGAGTTTTTATATCTTCCTTCGGCTAAGACAGTATCTATTTGTTTTCTCCAGTCGCCGCCTGCGACAATGCCGCTCCATCCCGGGATACGCTCATCATCAAGCTGGAATAAACCCCATCTGTTTACTTGTCTGCCGCTCCCGCTGCCGTACGCTTCGGTGGTTTTGCTTTGCGTGTTAAACCCTGACTCCGCGTATATATTACCAAGTATTGCCGCTATGCCCTGATCCGTCACCTCGGGGTATTGCTCTCTTATGTATTTTGCTATGTCCATGGGGTCAACGGTTGTCCCCCTTGCATATTTCTGTATTGTGTGTCCGTCTATATTAGAACCCGTGTATGACAGTACCTCTTCCGTATCGTCGTTGGGGAGTATCTGTGTTCTTGCCGGCAGGTCAACTATTTCCGCTCCGTGCTTGCCGAGTATAACAACCTGTCCGCTGGGCAGTATTGCAAGCTCTCTGCCCTTTTCTCCGACAAGCGCACTGCCTCCCGCCGTTCCGGAAGTCCCCTTTTCGTAGCGGGGGAGAGAGGATGTGATTCCGTATCCTGCGATGTAGTTTTCACTCAGCGGTCTATTCCTTCGCATAAGCGAATCGTGGTTTGTATTGCCTTCAATGGTATGTACAACGCCGTTCGCCTTATCAAATGATTCGACAATACCAATATGTGTGAGTGAGCCTATCGAAGCATTACCGCCTTTTTTGGAATTGCTGAAATAAATGAAATCGCCGGGCTTGGGGTCATATTCATCGGCTCTTCTGTACAAGCCCATAGAGGACATTGAAGATGCGCCGTTTATAACAGACCTTTGACGGGGTGCGTTTATTCCCGCCGCCTTTGCGCAGTAATCAACGAAGTCTCCGCACCACTCTTCTATCCCTCCGCCCATTGTTCTGCTGTACTTGTTGTCATCGCCGAGGTGACCGCCGTTGCTGTTTACCTCGTTTTGCGCCGCAGCCACTATAGACGAAGCCGATGTCGTCCCGCCTGTCGGCGATTGAGTATCTGTTATTCCTGTGTCGCCACCGTACGAGACCTTCGCGCTAATATTCGCACCAGACACTGTTGTTTGGAGCGAGGCTATAATAGAGTTGCCCATGGATATGCCAAGATTCGAATACTCGGTCTTGCTGTATGTCGGTGCGCCAAGGGAGCTGTTTGTCACAACAGCGTCCGCACTGTTCATCATTTCGGGAATGATGCCGTTGTTTCCGACAAGCTGCTGCTCACGCGCCTGCCATGAATCGTTTCCGCTCATCTTTAAGCTTGCGGCTATGAGAGGCTGAGCCGAACATAGAGCATTCCAATCCTCGCTTGACAAATTCCAGATAGATGATATATATCCGCGTATCTGCTCGCTTAGGTTCTCCCACGAACTGCCGTCGTTGTTGATTGTGTCAACAATCATATTGTCTATGACATTCTGAAGGAAGTTTTCGCTTGTTCCAAACTCTTCCTCCGAAAGATTCATTTCGGTCATATAGCTGCTTATCTGCTCAGACAGCTTGCTCCAGCTTTCCTCGTCAAGAACAAACGCCCGCAGAGGATTGCTGTATATCATTTGAGCCCAGTCGTCCCGCGTAAATTCCGAGACTGCCCGACTTATCTCCTGCGCAAGGGAGCTTTTTATATTCTCGGCAAGCTCGCTGTAATTCGTAGCGTCTGTCAAATTAATGCTTTCGATTACCTGCGCATCCTGTGAGCCGCCTGCAGATGCGTTCTTATGCTGTCTTTCGGGCTTGTATTCCGAGCCGTCTAATGACGGGAGGAGAAAAGCGGTGCTAAACGCATTCTTTGAACCCGACATCGTTCTTTCGGTAATACTCTTTAGGTTTCTGTCGAGCAGTCGCTCGGTTTCCGTAACCTGGCTGTCGGTTATATCCGTCGCCTTGCTTACTATTTCCTTATAGCCCTTCTTTGCAGTTTCGGTGATGTTATCCTGATACTCCTGCCATTTGCTGCTTAAATCGGATATTTCATCGCTTGTTTCTTCGTAGCCGAGAGACCTGTAATACTCCGCCTCGGCGTGAATGGTTTCCTGCGCACGTCTGTATTCAGCGATAATTGTGTCGCTGTATTCTTTTGCTTTGGTAATATCTCCGCCGGATACAGCATTGTCAAGCAGAGTTTCGTTTTGCTTTACTATATTCTCGCTTGCGGATACCGCATCTTCGTATTGTTCGATACGCTTTTCTTTAATCTTGTCGTAGTAATTCCACCATTTGTCCTGAAGCTCCTGTATGGCGTCTGAATTGTCGTCTAACCCCTGAGCTCGATATTGCTTTTCCTGCTTACTCACGGCATCCATCATTTCGACATACTTGGAAACTATTGCATCGGGACTTGCATTTTGATGCTCAAGCATTTCGATTTCGTGTTCCATATCTCCGAGGGTGTCGTTGAACAGTTCCTTAGATTTGCTGTATACTTCCTCCTCGTACTTGTAGAACTCATCCAGTTCTATTTGCCCGGAGTTATACGCGTCTTTATATGCGCCTTTGAGCCAGTTAAGGTAAGTCTCTGCGCTTTCTTGTTCCATATTCAGCAGGTGCTGATGTTTCTTGTATTGCTTTTCAAATTCTGATTCTTCTTTTGTTTCGGATGATTTCTTCTTCGAGTCTTTAGAAGAATAGGTCATGGCAGTTTCTGTATTGAAAAATTTACCGGTTCCGCTCGAAAAGGCATTTCCTGTGACTAAAGCTCTGCCTCTTCTGTTCCCGCTTGTAATCTTGCCTTGTTTGAATATCTGCCTCGTTTGCTCGGCATTGAAGATGATGTCGTCCTTTTTATAATTGAAGAACTCCGCTCCGTTTGAGCCTATCGTAAAATATCTGCCATCCCTGACAACAAGTTCTTCTCCGAGTTCACCGCCCAAAGACATACCGGACTTCTTTGCGCCTCGGGTGCCTCCGCTATACGCCCCTCCGAGACCACCCCTAGAAGGAGACGGCGAGGGGGTAGGAGTAGAATTGGAAGCCGGTGACGATGCCGAGAAGCCGGTCTCAACTTCGTCTGTATTGTTCTTCCACTCTACCACACCCTGCGCGGTCTTTGGAATCTTTGCATATGCGTCAACTAAAGATGTATTATTATCCCATGTAACAGTACCTGATGCCTCAATTTCGGTTGATTTAAATTCACTTATTTTTGCTTCGTCGACACCGGCTTTGACCATAACCTCAGGAGTAAGTGCCTCTATGCTTGCCTTAATTGTGTCTGCGCTTGTGGCGTCTATGCTGAGAGCTGCTGCAATATCAGGATTCTTGTTCTGTAGTTCTTGTATTTTTGTTACAAGCGAATCAATCTTGCTTTGAGCATCGGTTGTGTCAAGCCCTATCGCCGCATTTAAATTTTGTTGGTTAATGGCTGTTTGAAATTGCTGCAATAAAGAAATTGCGTTTTCTGCATCGGTTTCCGGAGATGTCACGTCCACCTTCATTACCGCTGGTGCTTCCAGTTCCTGCTTCCTGCGTATCAATCCGGTTAAAACATCTATCGCTTCTTGTGCGCCCTCGGTGCTAATATTAATTGAGCCGTCCGCGTTTTTAAAATGTCCCAATACATTCTGAGCTTCTTCTATTTGCTCGTCAAGCTCAGTAACGCTGCTTGAGTTGAAATTAAAAGTAACCTCTGTTTCACCGAGTTCCTTAAGCTTCTCATTCGCGCTTGTGAGTTTATCTTCTGCTAAATCAAGATCGTCAAAGATGGATGTCAAATCTATCTTGAATCCATAGTTTGACAGCTTTCGCATTATCATTTGAACAGCATCAACGCTTACCCCAAGCTTATCAGCAATCGCCTGATCGTCGCCTTCTCCGAAGTTAATCTCCCAACTCCCGTCCGCGTTAAGGTGCGCCCATTCATCATTAAGCTTCGATACGTCTTTGAGGAAGTTATTGCATCCCTTCTGTCCTTCCGTGAAATATCTCGTCATCAAGGGATAGCCATTGTCATACGCTTTTACAATATCCTCTATGTCCCAATCCGATATATCAAAGTTGGTCATAAGCTGCACCGCAGACCTGAACTCATTCGTTCCGACGAGTCCCGCCTTATACAGTTCTTTAATATCCTCAAGCTTCGACTGTAAGTTGTCGTACATATCTCCTTCTTCGGGAGCAGACTGCGCGTCAACCCACTTTTTATAAGCGGATGTCAGCCCGTCATACTGCGCCGCCAAATCAGCCGTATCTTCTATTTGCTGTTTCAGAGTATGCTGCTCACTCATTAACGATGCGCGTTTTGTCTCATCGCTACACTCGGCTATTGATTTAGTAAGTTCGTTATATTTTTCTACCTGTTCATCTAACGCTGTTTGCAGATACACTCCGTTCAGTTTGTTGTATTCTGCCTCAAGCTCTCGCAGCGAATCAGCATTGAGGTGTATTCCGTTAACAGTTTTCTCAAATAATGCCGACGCATCAAAAACTTCCAGATTGCTGTACCTGTCCGTTATCTTTGAAATCATATCAGAAGTAAGCCCCGTAGAGGAGACCGATGATGATATAGCCTCATTAACAGTATCAAAGCCCGTTGTTTGAGCCGAGATGTCAAAGTTGATAGTACCCGCCGCAACATCTTGTATAGCCTTGACTTTTGTCTTAAGTTCGTCTAACGCGCTTGTATCGCCCTTTAATCTTTGAAGTTCATCATGCCACTGCTCCAAAGTCCACGTTGCGCTGTCAGTTTCGAAGCTCATGCTGTAGGCAATTGTTTTGTCGTTGTCAGACAGCTGGTCTATCCACTCACCGAACTCTTTTGCACTATCAATAGCGTCCTGAGATATAGCCCCATCCGTTCCTAAATAGTGCATGGCTATGCCGGTCTGCTGAGCGGTCTCTCCCACATCTGCTATGATGTTCTTTATCTCCTGTCCGGCGACCACCGTACCCCTGCTGTCTAATTCGAGCAAATCCTCAGTTGTCCAGTTTCCCTTGGTTCTTTCGAGTTCAGCGAAAAGAATTTCCATATAAGCATGAACCGCTTGCGAACTCAGAAGGACTGCGCCTTGGTCTGTTTGAAGCATAGGAGAGAAAGCAATCTCTACCGGGTTATCTTTATTTCCAAAAGTTTCACTCATGCCAAGCACAGTGGAAATATCACCCACATTCGGCATTCCCATATTCCATGACTTTATAGCGTCTTGGTAATCAATCCGATTGCCAATATCCCATTCGAGAGCCTGTCTGTTATTTAAATCTATATTTCCGAATTTGGTCTTATTCAAGAAGTTGTCAAGATTAAAATTCTTAACTCCTTCTTCCATCGCTAACTGAGCAGACTCCATTTCTGCCTTTTGAACGGCTCTCAATGTGCCGTAGCTCCGCTTAAGCTGTGTAATGTTTTCATCGTTATTTGTTTTTATACTTGCAGACCATTGCTTGTAATATGTTTCGTATTTTTCGAGGGAGCCGAGGTAATTGTCGATAGTAGATGTAATTTGATCATTGTTTAAGACCCCATCCTCAATTGCGCTGCGTATTGTTCTATCGTTAGCAATTGTGTCGATTAATTTATCCCGATAGTTGATATATTCATTAAAAGTGTGTACGTCTTCACCCTGACCAATCTCTTGCTGAGTAAGACTGTTCAGCAAGCCGGTCGCTGTACTAAGCTGGTGAGCATATTCGCTATCTTTACCGGCGAACTCTTTGCGGTCTTCTACGAGTTTATTCCATAAATTTGAATCAGTGTAACTATTATCCTCTAATATCTGAATAGCCTCATCCAACGCTTTTATTTGTTCTGATATAGAAAGATTTCCATTATATCGCAGACCAACTCGAGCTTTATCAAACAATTCCAGAGTGGGTTTAAGATACATATCTCCATACCCGTTAGAACTCCACGCCTCGTTTATCAGTTCCAATTGTTTATAATATTCTCGACCCTTTTGCGTCGTCGGCATAACCCGCTCGTCAAGATCTATCATGCGTATCTCTTTATATTCTTTATTAGCATCATCGATGCGCATTGAGTAACTATTATCTACGGATTTAGTGGAATCAAGGTATGCCTTTCTCGCATCTGTTACGCCCTGTTCGACCTCAGTCCCTTGTATCTCTCGCAGTTTTGCAAGTTGTTCATCAAGCTTGCCGTTTACTAAATCTAAGTTTCCCGCTTGCGCTCCTATCAAAGATACTATCTGACTTTGTATATCAGCTATTTCCGATCTCGTTGACGCGTCCTGCGTTTCACTCGACGCAAGCTGCTGATACTTTTCTATCAACGAGGATAAGTTGCTGACCTTCTCCGCTTGACTATCTGCTGCCTCTCTTGACTGTTGTGCTATTTCTTTAGCCTTTTCTGCTGCTTTTTCCTCTGCGTGTATCAGATTGTCGAGTCCTGTGACCATGCCTTGTATTGCAAGAGATATACCCCAAGAGATAAGCATATTAAAAGCAACATTCATAGCCGTGCTTAACACGGTAGTAGCAATTGCTGCGGCTTTGGATTTTATTGCCATTGCGCCCAGACTTGCCGCATATTCCTCCACGCTTGTATTACCTGCTTGTATCTCGGCAGCTACTCGCTGCATCTCTTCCGGAAGGTCTTGAATGTACGTACTCCACGGGGTATTCGTCATAGTCATAAGCCCGGTATCAGAAGTATTTGGAGTGACTTCCCGTCGTACCTCTCTTTGGAAGTTGGATAGAGCGGTAATGTTTGCCGCCTGATCAGCTGGTGCAAAATTAGCAAGTATCTTATCCACATCACGCCGACCTGCATTTCCTATCAGAGCAATTGCTTCTTTCAAGCTGCTTGCGTTCTTAATCGAAGTAATCACATTCCCGAACGACTGAAAATTACTTTTGGCTTGTTCAAGACTCTTTCCGAAAATCTGAAGCTGTCCGTTTGCTTGAGAAAATATTCCGAAGTTTTTCCCGAATAACCTCAAAGCTGTCGTAAGAACTCCTATTGTCGTCGGCAGCGGACCCATAGTACTTGCCAATTTTTCAAACGTATTCGCAAGCCCCGTCAATCCCGTTACCGCGTTGCCTATAAAATCCGACGAAATAAACGCCTGCGATAAATCCTGCCACGAAGCCTTCAGCACATTTATCTTACCTTGTATTGAGTCCAGCACCTTGTCATTTTCCGCAAGTGCTGACCCTTCAGAATCTGCGGCAGTATTCATCGCATCCTCTGCTATCTGAAAATTCTCAAGCAGCGCCGCAACGATATTCGAGTTTCTCTTACCGCCGATTTTCTCAAGTATATTAGCCTGTGTAATATTGGTCAGCTCATCCCAGACCTGAGACAACTCTTTAAGAATTTGGTAGGTGCTCTTATATGTATCTTCGTCTAATTGTATATCAACCTTGCCGTTTGTCAAAGTGAGGAACTCGTCTCTCAACTTTGATACGCTCTCAGCCATTCCATCGGTAGACTCTCCCGCTTCTTCCGCATCGGTCTTAGCCGCGCGTAAATACATAGACACCGTCTTCAGTGTCGTGCCGACTTTATCCGGATCTTGCACGACTGTATTGGCTGCGGTTACAAGTCCGATTGTTTCATCAAGTGTATTGCCTGCCGCCTGCATCGCAGCCGCTGAACGCATAAGCGCGTCGCCGACTCCTCCTGACGATATAGCATACTTATTGCCTATCTCATTAAAGCGATCGACTATCGTCATAACATCTTCTGCTTCTATTCCGAATGCCTGCATGGTAGATATTACGCTCGATGACGCATCGCCGATACTCTTTATGTCGTCTCCTACGTTTTTATATACAATAGATGCGTCTGCTAACTTCGCCGCGTCGTCAATGCCGTAACCAAGCCTTGCGAAATCAGATGTTGCCGATACGGTATCTATAAGCGACGCTCCATACTTCTTAGCTCGATCTGACGCACTGGTTAAGAATTTATCGTATGTTGCCTCGGATGCGTCTGTAACTTTTCTGAGTTCGGTCATCGCCGAGTCAAGCTCTATCACGTTCGTGGTCATTTGCTTAATTGCGTTTATGCCCTGCATGATAGCCTGAGTTATACTGAACCATGTGCTGAATTGACCGCTGAGGGAGCGTATTCTTTCACCCCAAGTTGAAGTCGCCTCGCCCGCTCCTTTTATAGCTGTTGTAGCTGTCGTTACGTCTGCTTTTATTTCGGCGAAACGTTTTCTAAACGCCTCGTTAGTCACGTTGCCATTAGCCACGTCGTCTCGAAGAGTCTCAAGCCACCCGATAGACTGCGTAAGCTGCTCATAAGACGCAGCACTTCTTCCATTTTTCGCGGCAGTCCACTTTTCTTGGTTGCTTCTAACTTTTGCGAGCAGAGTGTTTATTTCTCTCAGCGCATTCATATATTGTGCAGTTCCCTTTGCGAGATTGTTAGAAGCCGCAGGCATCGCCTCGCCGAGGCGTTGTATTTCCGAAAAGGCTAATCTTGCCTCGGAAGATATTCTTCCAAACCCTTCGTTAAATTCAGCTCCGGTTAATGTTCCGCTTTCAAGTCTGTTCCTTAGATTCTCAAGTTCTGTAGCATACTGCTCAAGCTGTGCATAAGACGCAGAGCTTTGCCCGTTTTGTGCGGCAGTCCAGTTTTCGCGATTTCGCGCAATACTCGTTGATAGGTCGTTTATTTTAGCCAGTGCGTTATTATAATCCTTAGTCCCGCTCGTAAGAGCCGCCGAAGTTGTAGCCTTCATATTCTCGCAGACAGCCTTTATAGCCGCCGAGGCTTGATCTGCGCTGACTTTTATTTCGTTAAATCGCGCGGCAAAATCGGATTCGCTCAATGTTCCTCCGGCAAGTTCGCCTTTCAGCGCTTTGAGATCCAAAACGGATTGACCAAGCTGCGTATAGGAAGCGGAACTTTTCCCATCTTTTGCGGCAGTCCACTTCTGCCGGTTCTCTGTAATGCGACCAAGCAGGTTATTTATTTGCGTTTCCGCCTTTTGATACGCCGTAGTATCGCTCGTGATAAGTTTAGAACTTGAGGCTGTCGCCTCGTCGACCTTCTGTATTTCCTTGGCAGCCTCTGCCGCGCTGGCTTTTATAGCCGCAAATCGTTTCGTAAAATCCTCTTGGTTTAACGTTCCACTCTCGACACTTTTCCGCAGCGTTTCGAGATCCGTAACGGACTTGTTGAGTTGTGTGTAATATTCAGAACTCTTTCCGCCTTTCGCAGCAGTCCACTTTTCAAGCTGACCTCTGATAGTTTTGACTTTGGTGTCTATTTGAGTTAATGCGTTTGAATATTCCTTGGTTCCGCTTGTAAGAGCTTTAGGACTTTCTGACATCGACTTTGCAGACTCACTCGTCTTGGCGGCGGCGGCTTGAGCCTCCTTCATCCCTTGAGCGGCTGCCTTTGACGCCGTCTCCGCCTCTTGAAACTTCTGAGTGACCGATGTAATCTGTTTGCTTATCTCTCCCGTTTTCGCGTTATACTGAATTAGCTGGTCGATTGTTTGTCCAAGCTCATTCTTTGCTTTTACGTCAACGCTTAACAGCGGCTCTCCTTTATTCGTATTCGCCCACTTAGCTTTTATGCTTGTAATAGTACCCTCAACCTGTTCAAGCGATGAAACAAGTTTGTCCGCGTTGGTGCTGCTTATCCCGTCTATGCCCGATAAAGCTGACCGGATTTTATCAGCATTGACGCTGCTCATCGTAGTCTTCATTTGTTGGAAGGCTTTTGTTGCGGTTTGCGCGTTCGATGTAATTCTCGATAAGTCAGCGGCTATACCGCTCCCAGCGTTCGCACTGCCTGTCGATCGAGGCATAATATTTTGAACATTAGCATTCTTGGATATATTCGCTATCTGTTGTTTAAATTTATTCATTGAAGCGGAGTCTGTTTCCAGATCCACCTTTACCTTTGGCGGATTGGCATTAACCTTCGAGATCATGTTATTAATATCGCTTTGTATTTGCCCGAGGCTCACCGATGTGTCAATACCCACTGTTAGTAAAAAATCAGCCATTTATTTTCACCGTCCTTTATCTAAAAGGATTGACTCGGTGCCAATCCAAATTCTACCTATATAATTAAAGTCCTCCGTTTATTTCAATTGATTTTACTCCGCACTCCCTCGCACGGCTTCCCATAAAATTCGATACGCCGTTCTCTACGAAATGCGCACCCGGTCTGGACATCTTGCTCGCTATCTGCTTACCGTGCCACTTCCCGTAAACAGTTCCGCCCGCTGAGTAGCCCCTATTCAGTAATGCAATAATATTATCTACACCGTCATACCTGTCGGGTGCCAAGGAGCTTCGGTGATGGTCTGTCGTAAACGACACGCCTATCTGATATGTATTCTTCCCGCTCTTACCGGGCGAGTCATGTTCAAGGTCATTTAACGCGCTCATACCGTATTCGCCAATCAACCCCGATGCGTTGGCACCCGCAACCTCACTCTTCATAACATCAATGAATGCTTCGGCTGCCTCGGTAACACTATGCACCGTTTTACCGCCCAAGGTTCCGCCCGACAACATAGCTGCGTCAACCTTCTCCTCGACCTTCTTTTGGAAAGCGGTTTTCTGCGTACAAGCCCTCGCCTTTGCCATAATAGAAGCCATATTTACGGAAGCCATTACTGTTCACCGCTCTCTTCGCCGACTTCCTCCTCGCCGCTCTTGGCATTGCGGATATACGCCTGAACTATCTTGTCCTCGTCGATACCGTTATCCGATATAGCTCCGATGAGATTGGATACATCATCCGGGCTTATGTCGCTGAATATTTTGCTGACCTGTCCGCTCAAAGAATTCAATACGGAATATACATCATACATCTGCTTCTTAAGAGCCGAGGCGTTCTCGTTCGCCTTATTACCGACCTTCTCACTTATAGCGTCAATTATTTCGTCAAGCTGTCTTGTATCGATATGCTGCAATACAACATCAACAGCGTCCGTGTTGTATATCAATTCATATCTGCGCATCACGTTTGCGGGCAAAGTAAATCCCGCATACAACTCAAGTATACAGCACTTTATCGCAAACACCTTCACCTCCGGCACGTACGCATTCGTCTCTTCCATAAAGCAGCTCTTGGTAACTGCGTCCGCAAAGGCAATAACCTCTTCCAAGGACAGCGTGCGCTTGATGTGCAGCTCCACTCCATGCCAATCTATAACGCGAACGGGAGCCTTCATCTCCTTCATTACCTTCTCAAATGCCGCAACAGATACCTTCTTTGATTTCTCTCTCTTAATATTCTTAGCCATTATTATCCTTCCTTTCCTTTTCCTTCTCGCCGCAAATATCACTCTCGTTTAAAATCTTAATACGAAGCTCTGTGCGCGGATGCTCCTTATCCTTCTTGCATTCCAGCGTCAGCTTTGTGATATGCTTTGAATCATCATCTACTATCATACCGCTTTCAACCAACCCGTCAAGAATAAACTTCGGCACACTATTATCCGTATCGTGCCTGCGGTCATTGGGATAGTATACGATCTGACTTATTTCACATCTGTCGATATGCAGGTTAGCGTAACCTTGCTCGTCAATGAGCCATTTAATAAAACTCTTCCATTTTTGTTTAAGCGCATTCATCATCGGTCGCTTCATTATCATCCATGCGTTAATGCTTTCGTGATACGGATGAGGTATAGGTTTTTTATGAGCCCTCGGATGTATCTCAAAATAATACTCCTCATATCTTGCAAGCACATCATCATCTATCACGATTTTAATCTCCTCATCGTTTGACGTAAAATCACCTCCGTTTGTATGCAGTCATTATATCTTAATATGCGGGGAGAGGTTCTTCGCCGCTCCGCATTATATTGGATATGGGTTTTAGGTCTCCAGTCCGACCGCAGCGTTTAATGTGCTGAGAGAAAAGCCGCACCTTTCGATGCAGCTTTTGTTATTATATAATCTCTTCGCTTTCCGTGTTTTCGCTCTCAGGCTTCGAGTCAGCCGTCTCGTTTGAGTTGTCAGCACTACCCGCCTTGCGTGACTCAATTATCGCACTGAGATAAATGCTTCCGCACTCCGGAGAACAGGCAACATCCTGATAGCGAAATCCGCTGCCGCTTCTGAATGTGCGGCAGTACTCATATTCCTTACCGCACACTCTGCATTTTTTTATAGCCTTAGCCATAGTTTGCCTCCGTGTAAATTAGATTAGCTTATTACGCAGCATCCTCTGTCTCAGCACCGAATACCGTGTATGTCCAGAGCGATGCGCTCTTGCCGCAAGCACCGGAGAGTGACTCAGCCTCGAACGCGTGTACAGCCTGATTGTCTCCCATCTCGATGGAGAAGTCGCCGTTGAAGTCAGCCTTCGGGATAAGGAACTGAACTCTGTATACATTAGCGCACTTATCCTCAGCTATAGCGTCGATATAAATCGTGCACTTGCCCGAGTACTTATCGCTCGGATTCTCAAGAACAGATGCCTTAACCTTTCTTGTGTAATACGCGATAATCTCAGTGCCGTCCTTGATAGCTCCCGCCGTAAATGCAAGTGCCTTTGTATCGGGGTCATATGTAAATACCTTATCTCCAACAGCGGTTCCCTGAGTATATACGTCGCCGAGTGTGCCGTCGCTGTTCTTTACATATATAGCCTCTATCTCATCACCGACAGTATCCGAGATTCCCTTGTATGTCGTTGTCGCAGCATCGCCCTCAACAGTCAAATAGTCCGTCCAGAGAACTTCAGCAGCGTCCTTATCAACAAACTCTCCGCCCGTCTGAAGCTCCATCAATCCGCCTGAAATCATACCATTGGTACCGCTGATTGTAATAGACTTGTTCTTCTTAAGCGAAGAAAGCTTACGTCCCTGCTTACCGGTAATGTCTGTCTTTTCCTGAGACTGAGCGATAGTCGCATTCTGAAGCTCGTCCAGTGTGAACTTATAATCGCCTGATACGATGTCGAAAGCTGTTATCGTCTCGAGACTCGTGATCGTAAGATCATTAGTGTTCATAAGTATTCCTCCTTTTAAATTAGTCATGTGTCAGCCAATTTAAATCACCTTGGCTGCAATCTTTAACACTTATCGTGCCGGCATAAATGCCGTGCATTCTATTGTCGTAATCGACTTTCTTTATGATTTGCCGAACGCTTTCGTTAAATTGATATATCGAGAGGTCTCTCGTTTCTTCAAAATTGTACTTATACTGCTCGGCATTAACCATCGCTATTATAAGAGATTCAAGATACGAACCCTCCGCTTTGTTTTTTTTACGCCGCATTTTCTTCCTTGCACGCTCAATCAAATATTTCTGAGCCTCGGTGTTTGCGGGCTTGCGGGTATTCTTCTTCATATGATGAATCACGCGCAGCGTATCCGCTATCCGTCCGTGAATCGCACGGTCTATTACAATACCGCTGCTTTCGTCTACAAGCAGGGGCAGACCGTTCTGTTCACTTACCGCAATCTTGAAATTCTTCAGATCCAGATCTCCGAATATAAGATGCGTGTCCTGCGCTTTAATTCCTTCAAATGTAAGAAGAAACAATTCGTATTCATTTATGGATGTGAAATCTATTCCCGCGTCATCAAGCTGAACCATCATATCTATAGGCATCGCCGTCAGAACGGAAACAAGGCTGTAGTAGTTATCCTCATCATCGACAACTTCGCCGACAGTCGGAATAACTATTTTAATATAATCATTTATAGCATAACTCTGCTTATATAAAAGATTTCTTAACGCCATGACTCACCGCCGTTCTCAGCCCTTCTTGCGATTGGCGGGTATGGGCTTACTGCTTGGATGAAGCCTGTTGAAGTCACGAGCGTAGAACGTCATTACCTTTCCTTGGAAGTCCGTCATCGGAGCAAAACGTTTGATTGAATACAAGTCTAACTCTCCGAGACCGTACAGTCTGCTGCCGTTAATAGCCTCGGCTATCTTCGAGCACAGCTTATCGGTGCGAACTCCGCCGCCCGGAAGTCTGAGTTTGCTTTTGTGGGTAAACACCCACACATACAGCGTAGCATTAAGAAAGGTTTTGTCTAACGTCTTCTGTATATCCACATCACAGCAGACAAGCGTCTTTCCGGCTTCCACCGTTTCGGGGATGTACTCATAAGGAAAGACCTGAGTATAGGCAAGAGATGCGGCATTGTCAAAATCGACGTCCTCGTTTATCAGCGCAACGATTTCTTTGTTGGTCAGCAAGTCTTCCATAAATCGGTTCTTGTAATCATAGAACTCGTCTAACTGTTCAAAACATCCGTCTGTTATTTCGTCCGCCATTTACAACCACACCTTCCTTCCTTTTTCATCCACGTTATTCTCGGGGTCAATCACGGGATTCGCAGGCTCCTGTGTAATACCCTCTCTTGGGAAGTGATGGTAATAATCCGCAATGCCAAGCTCCTGATTATCATAGTCCGTGGTAACTACTTCCTGTAGTACGAAGATGTATACGCCATCCGAATTATACACATGACCCGCTTTCATAGGCTTTGACAATACGTATGCCAGCTGCTCCTTTGAGTCCGGATCGTCAACAAGGAATCTATTCTCTCGTCCGAGCTTTACGGTATCTTCGTCTTTTGCTATCGTAATAGCAATACGCGAATCTCCGCGAGCTACGATGAAGTTCCTGTCCTCGTATTCTCCGGTCAGATACTTTGTACCGTCCTCTACAATACACCACTTTGAAATAATCTTATCATTATCATCAACCCATTTCAAAAGATAGTTACATTGTATCATCTTGGCTCTCGTGTAAACCTCGTTGTTCGCATCACACTCCGTTACAAGCCAATGATTGTCCGCCCATTCTACAAGCGAGCCGGCTCTGATAACATCTTCATATACTGAGCATATGGTCTTTTCGTTTAAATTATCAGAGTCGATCACCTCGACCGGCTGATCTATACCGTCAACAATAGCTTGATGATAAAATAAACCGTCCGGTGTCATGGTTAGTAACGCGTGTTTTTCTCGCTGCAATGCAGTTTCCCGCTTAGTCAGCCCCCGCGCAGTCATTCTTTTTTCATACATATCCCATACGCTCATCTTCGATCCACCTCCGACACATACCGCAATCGAAGCTTATTGCAAACAGAGATCGCCCCAAACACCTCGCGCTTAACATCTGAGACTTTGCATTTCGGATGATCAGTGAGATATTGGAGTACGGCAAGAATAGTCAAATAATCAGCGTCGTTTTTCATATTCGGGATAAGGTTTCCAGCTCCCAGAAGCTCCGCTAAAAGACTTTGAACATATACGGAAAGTGATTCTTCGGCATTTTCCCGCATAGGGAGAATTTTAAAAAATTTATTTACGAGACGCTCGAAGTAGTTGCCAAGCAGCTCATTACTTAGAGCTGCGTCTTTAACACCCGTATTCATAGATGCAAATCCGTGAGGTCACCGTGGGTGTATGAATAATCATATATCATATTCTTATAATCCGCCTGCGCACTGTTATACGTCTCCCTAACACGCAGCAGCAGCGACGCCGGAGAATATTCTGTAAAATCTTTTGTATTAAGAACATTTTCCAACAGTTCCTGCTTGTACACATACGGCTTCAACCACTGGACAACCATCCCTTCCGATATAATATCCACAAGCTCATCCAAGTCATCCTGAGCTATCTCGATCTTGAAGCTTCTTTCATTATCGTCTCCGGTAGTGAATAGGTCATACTCGCAATTGCGCTTGAAAGCTGTAATTGCTCTCTTTAAATATCCATCTATTTCCACTGTCCTATCTTCAGAGTCAAGCTTTAAGAATTGATACTCTGAGATTTTGGACAGGAATGCACTGACGAATATATCATAAGATATGCTCACAACCATCACCTTATCTTTCAATAAGCTCTACGTTAAGCGATTCTTCTAAAGTTGTAATAACTTTGTGTGAATCAATTTTTCCTTCGGCTATAAGCACACTTGCTCTGTAAGCTACAGATTTCTTTTGCCCATCAGACATCCCGGCGATAATTTCTTTTATTTCTGCGGGAGTCTTAGAGAATATCTTATCAAAATCTTCAATTTGAACAGCGTGCTTGTAATACTGCCTAAGACCAAGGTAGTCGATTACCCACTCATCGTCAAACATAAACCAATTGTTGATGAAGAATTTCTTTGCTCCGCTTTTGGCGTTGCGAAGCTCCAGCAACTCCATCTCCTGCTCCGAGCCGAACTCATCCCATGTGAAGCTTTCCCCGGTTTTAGAGCTTATGTAAACAAGCTTGCCTTGAAACCCGTTGCGAACAGTGATATACTGATGCACATCAATATCCTTTGCGACAACGGGTTTAGCCTGTGAGCCTGTATTTTCAAGGCTGCCCGCCTCTGCTATGTTGTTATTTGCAGCAGGCGCTTTTTTAGTCGCCTTAGCAGCCGTTCTTGTAGTTGTTTTAGTAGTCATTGATTTCTCCTTTCATTTCCTCTCATTCATTATTTATTCATATCGACTATTATTAAGATGTTAAATCACACCATCTCATAACGACCGATACCCGCATTACCTCCGGCGAGTACGATACCCATTCCGTATTTCTCGCCATAGAAGTATTCCTGTGTAAGATCTGCGTTTGTCAACGGATTCCCCATTATAATCAACGGGTCGCCTTCATAAACTACTTTTATAGGCTTGTCGTCACCGGCAACTATTGTAAGAACGTTATCGTCCATTACAAATTCAGTCGTGCCAATCTTGTGACGCTGCGGTGTTATGATGACCGGTGTTCCGTAGAACTTGCCGAAATAACCAAGATTATACAGGTCATCCTTCGCACCGTCACTGACAATAGACGGATTAAGCTTTCTCGCACCCTTCTTAGTTGCGATGATAGTTGCCGTCTTGCCGCCCGCAGCCGCTTCTACATGAGAAATAAGCTCAAGAAGAGTATCCTCATTATACGAACCCGCAGCCGGGTAGTATGTAGCTCCGCCGAACGATTCAGCCGTAGCCTTGCTCCAAAGAGCATATATATCATTAAGAAGCTTCTGCTTATATGATTCGGACACCAGCCTTATCATATCGTTGAAGTCTACACGATTTGAGAGTATGCGGTTAAGCTCTTCGTAGATTCTTACCGTATAGAATCTTGTCGGAATAGACACCTCGCTCGTACCGCCGAGTCTCTGTCTGCGTATTCCCTGTGTTCCGTCAGCTGATTCAGCAACAACAAAAAGATTGCTGTCTTTTACCAAGAACTGATTCTGATCGCCCTCGGCAACATTTCTGAACTCAACTAATGTATTAAAGTATTCGTCCTGTTTCGTTTGATTTAAATTGATTAAGCAATTATATTTATAAAGCGAGTGCCTCTTCGGCACTCCACCCATGTTTTATTCGATAATAAATAGTTTCATATTTCACGCCAGTTTTCTCAGCCCACCATTTAATTCCATGAGTTTGACCACGGTATGTAATCATAATGTTATTTCTTCGATTGTTTGATTGTTCAGCTCGATTCGCAAGTCTACAATTAGCCGGAGTGTAAATATCATCATTGTCAATTCGATCAACTGTGAGCCCCGGAATATATCCATTACTCATAGCCCACCGCTCGAATGCGACAAACGAGTCTCTCCACTCATTACACATCACGATCCCTCATCCTCCATATGTTTTATAATTTTTGTGGTTTGGATTGTAGCATCTCGCTTTAATCCCCTTCCATACGGTATACAATGGAGTTTTAGACATTCCATGAGTTAGTCCGTTCTGCCTTTTATTTTCTACGCTCAGACAACCACACGATCGAGTGTCTCCTTTCTTTAAAGAGGATGCTGTTGTTATAATATCATTTCCGCAGCAGCATCTGCATAGCCATTGAGTTTTTCTATATCCAGACGGACTTATATAATCTTGCTTCCTCTGAACAACAACAAGACGACCAAATGTCTGTCCCGATAAATCTTCAAATTTTGGTATTCAATTCATCTTCTCTGTATTTTATTTTGCTTAATCAATAAAGGTTCGCTAAATCTAATCAGTGCGACGCACTCTTCGCATTTCTGCGAAGCACAGATCATATCTTCATCCTTTTTGGATGTCTGCCATTTCGAGACGCTTGTCCCTACTCCCACTCAGGGATGATCGTTGAACCTTCCTTTATTCAAGGCTTGGCTGCTGATTGCCCATTATTAAGATGTTTAGGATTTAACCTTGCACCATCTGTTTGTTTCTTTCCGCTTTCGCCGCCGTCACATATAGACTTGTTTCATTCTTATGTTGTGGCACAAACAGCTTTAGGGGTTTCCAGCAATTAAGCAGATCGTTTGTCAAGCACATTCCTGTGCAAGCGAGCTATTTCACGTAGAGTGTTCTAACCCTGTAGACCCTCGACAACCGTGCGGGATAATACTTCCTCAAGAAGAGTAAAGAGTCCCGGACACTTGCCGTCACGAATCTTTTTATAATCCAGCTTTGTACTTCCGCCGTTCGCTTCGACAAGCGCATCGCGAAGCAGCTTCTGTGACTGAGCTACAGAATATTTTTCCACACTGCCCTTGTAACCATCAATGGCGATCTTTGCAATTTCATTCATTTCATTCATTGTAAATCCTCCCTTCTTTAGAATTAGTTAACTCTGATGGCGTAATATGTATATCTGCCGACAATATCAACAGCTATAATAACACCAACGGTAGTCGAGCCTGATGTAGCAGACTCCGCTACGCTCATCTTTGTACCTGCCGCAAGCTCAACGATGTCTCCTTCTTTCGGCGTTTCAGCACCTACGAGCGCATCCTTCGTAACAGAGAATATCTGTCCCGAATGGAACCGATAGCCTCTGCACGCCTTGTCCGCTTCGTTAATATACTCATCAAGATTTCTTTTTCTCTCATCGTACATAACCTCAGGCGAGTCAATTAATACAATATCGTTAAGGCTGTCTCCTGCTTCAACTGCGCTGCCAATATAGATTTCTCTTTCACCGTCCATGAGGGCGCCGACCTTAAGCACGCAGCCATTCTCAATCTCTGTAGGCGTAGCTCCGTCATCGCCCATATACTTGATAGAAACAAGCGCGGCTCTGACATCCGTACCGTACATATTGTCTGTTCTCACAACACCGTATGCCATAATTCAATTCCTCCTTTATAAAAATTATTTACCGGCTGTAAAGCCATATTTCTTAAATAGTCCGCCGTAAGGCTCGCCATTTTCGTCATCCTTATTATCATTGCCCACCTTAATCTTTGGAGCTTTCGGCTCAAGTCCGAAATTCAGATTCATTCCCGCGACTCTCCTGCCTCTCAAAGCAAAGCACTTTTCCTCAAGAATTTCAAGGTCATAGTTCTGACAGTTATTTTTAAGTTCTTCAAATTGCTCCACTCCTTCAAGATCCTCAAACTGAGAGAATATCTTCGTAAGAGCTTCACTTTTAGCGGCGGCATCTGTTTCAGCTTTGAACTTACGCAGATTCTCGGTTTCCTTCTCTAGCGCCGCATATTTTTCGGAAACCTCGTTATATCTGGCTTCCCATCCGGTGTTGTCTTTAATCTTCTGCTTCATGACAGCAAATACCTGAGCTATAGGCGAGGGCTGTTCCATCTGCGAGCCTTCATCAAATTCTGCGATAGTGTATTTCATGCGCTTCTTGCTTGAAAAATCGATAACAACTTTATCCCCGTCTAGCGTATATGCGAATCCATAAAGTAGCTGGTCGTTCATATCCCAACAATATACCTCTTTTAGATCCACATCGCAGTCTGCGTAATGATACCGACAGCACTCTCCCCATTCGGTTTGAACCTTTTCTACGCCAAGCACCTTTTCAAACTCGGCGAGAAGATCTCCGAGTAAGGCAAATTTGACACCGGTTAAAGGTTTAACTTTTGGAGCATTGCCGCCAACCCCTTTAATAGCTTTAAACCTTTTCTCAAGATCTTCTGCGGAATAATCATCAATTGAAAAACCCAAAGTATTTACGTCAATTCCATACTTTGTAATTAATTCATCCTTATTCATTACCTGTTTTCCTCCCTTCGTTACATTATTTTGTGTATCATCATCCCCGTCGGGGCTGTTGATCAAACTAAAACTTTCCTTTATCTCCTGCATCATCTGTGACATCTGCGCCTTAAATTCTTCTCTGACGCTATTTCTTATAGCGTCATCGGTGTCATTGGAGAACTTTGCGTTGTTGCCCATGTCGAGTGAAGCCGATGGGAAGCACGGCTGCTCACCTATTAAAGTAAAAGCTGTGAACACAAAATCCTCTACGTGATAGATGCCATCTATTCGTCTGCCATCTCTTACAGTTATCTCCATGCTGTGGGCGGTAATTCCGTCTCGCTTAATCTTGCTGTAAGCTTCCTGTCTCTTCCATAGCAAAACCTCTGCGCAGAGATACTCACGCACAGTGCCGTCGTCTTCTTCTACATTCTCCCAAAATATCTTTGAGCTTTCGGGGACGCAGCCCACCGGCACCGTTTTGTTTATCAGGGCTGTATGCCCGTCATCGTATTTGATAATATCCATATCATGACCGCCGAGCGTGTCTGTCTCGCGGTCGTAGTTGCACACAACAGGACAGTTGTAGATTGTCTTCACACATCTCTCAAATACTTCTTTGGAGATATAGGATCTATTTCTGTTCTCGCCTGTGTATGCAATTCTCAGAATGCCTGTATCAAAAGACGGGTTAACCTCGCACAGACCGGTTAAAGATGATGCGTATGTTAAGTTCAGCACTTCACCTTCCATCAATAACCTCCTATCTGTATTTCCCAACGAGCCGCAGCCCTCAGAACGTTAAAGTATCCGAGAGCGCAAACTCGATATTCTTGGATGTAAATTTCAATTCCGGATTATTCTCGAATATAAATATATTGTTTCGCTTGTCGTGTTTCAGCAGCGCATAGCCAAGCTGTATAAGCTTGTCCCTTGCTTCTGAGCTGAACACATAAATAAATCTACCCATCACCATCAGCCCCAATCCGAGCTGTCTTCTCGGCTCTGCTCTCCGCTGTCCGTTAATTCGGAAGTGTCCTTCTGCGGGGCACCACCCTCGTCGGTTGCACCCTTATTATCAACCGAATCGGAGCTGCTCATCTGCGTCGAACTCTGCAATGGCTTGAACATCTCCTGAAGCCCAAGAACTTCAGTCTCAAGGAAGCTCATCGAATCAAGCTCCGCCTGTCCCAATCCCTGCGAGACAGCGTACATACTAATCGTGGGCAGTCCGTATGACGCAGCCTTTAAATAAGCATCGCCGGTTTCCTTACGATTGTAAGGACTAACATCAAGAAACGTCACCTTGAAATTCTTACCGTAGCTTTGCGACTGGACAAACCTATTCACCATATCTTCAATGCTCTTAACTATACCGAAGGTCAATGCCTGATCGGCTTTGATAGATAAGAGCAGCGAGTTCGCAGACGCCTTCTCGTTATTAAACAACAGAGACGACACACCCGCCGCCGTGAACAGATTCTGCTCCGCCTCGGATACCGTGTCGGTATCTCCGATGTTTGACTTCTCAAAGCTTATCTTATCAATATCCATCGGCGTTAATACTGAACCGACTTCTTCCGGCAGCACCGCATCAAGGTTTCTCCAGAACTCTCTGGCTCTCTTAAGGTCAATGCCCCATTCGCCGTCATCGTTCAGCGGAAGCTTCATCGCAAGCATAGCATAATTCTCAAGTGCCGTGCGACCTTCCTTTAGCTGCTTGTAATCTTCTATATCATAGATTTCTCGAAGCAGCCCTGCAAACGGCGGTATAGAGTACTCCAATATGTCGTTGTTGCACTTAATAGCAAATGACGTTGGAGAGTCAAGCTCTATCCATCTTGTAGTTCTGTTGTTCTTATAGTACTCATACTTAGTCTTGAACTCCTGCGGGTAATACTCCAGCAAAGAATAGTGTGAGTCGAAGTATGAGAAGTTGAACGTAACATTCAGCACATTTCCCTCAACCGAAGATATTGAACAATAATCACTCGGAAGCTGCTGCACCGTAATACAGTCGTTCGTAACCAAGAGCGTGCCGTAGAAACAATCCTCTCTTAAGCATACCGTAAGTATTCTTGGGAACTGCGTCTTAACACTCATCGCCGACATTAGATTCAACACCCTGCGATAGTTTCTGTTGACGGTGTTCTTATTGGCTTTCCTCGGATCAATCCTGTATGGCGAAACAACATATGACAAATCAGACAGTCCCGTAAAGTATTGGATAAGTCTCCTGAAATGCGAAGATGCTCCGTTGATATAAATTACAGCATTCCTAAGCTGCTTTTCATATTTGTAAGGATTGGCAAGATATGTATTTATATCATCCTTGGAATACAGAGAGAATGCCGGAGCGTAAGAATTGTTATTAAGGTCACGGGTAATCAGTTTATTAAGCAAGGCGAACTTGCTTGATATGCCAATCATACCCGGAAACAATTCTTCCGACTTCACATCGGTCTGATTCTCGCCTGACGAAGCACGCTTCTTATGTCCGCTCTGTTTTCTGTTTGTTGCCATTTATCGCACTCACCATCCTTTCACCATTCTCCTCGTCCGTCCTTTTAATACCGTTCGTCCACCGGGCGGACGAATAATAAACGAATCGTCCGGATTATAATCCAGATTTCTTTTCTTCCTCATTTTATTTTCAAGCTGCACCGCCACATAGTAGTTGTATGCCAGACTTGAGTATCTATCCTTTCTCATTCCGGAACGCTCGTAAACTTTAACCTTGCCGTTATTCTCTTCATGATTAAGCTTTGTCATTTCGTCAATCAAGAGAGTTGTTTGTATATAAGGCATCTGAAGGCTCAAACGCTCGCTCGGCGTTAATGTATTATATCCTCTGATTTCGCTGAGCAAATCCTCGCCGTCATACTCTGTCATGAGCAGTCTGATACGTCCGCTTCTGAATGCTTCTCTTAGCAAATAGGCGCAGTCAGAGTTCATCTTCGCCGACGCTTTGACAGACCACACTACCTTCGGAGCATCCGGAACCGTACAGCGCGAAGCCATCTCCGCATCATTACAGCACGATAAAGCGTCGTATGTCTCTCCGCTCTCAGGGTCTACCATATCTCTCGATACAGCATCGTACACGCCCATGCCGACACCCTGAGCGTCAAGCACCATGTAGTCACAACTGTATTCATCAAACAATCTCCGAATCCTTAAAGCCTGATCGTCCGTTCTCAGTCCCTCATATGAATCGGTATATACAATATTGCTCATATATCGTCCTGATCTGGACTGCTTTCTTGGTGGTTTCATACAATTAATAAACACAGCCGTAGCATCGTTCTTGTTCTTTTTGCTCGACATAAGAGCAATATCGACCGATAGGATTCTAATCTCGCCCGGCTCTTTGGGCAGTATTCTTAATCGCTCCGGGTGATTCAGTTTGACCGACAGACTGCCGGGCAGCATAGGATATTTGATATTCCTATTCTTGGATATAGATTTGTAATCAAAAAACGCTCCGTCGTTATCTCCGTACCATAGTGCGCTATATTCCATATCAAACTTTAGCTGGCTGAAATCGCTCTCTGCCATTTCATCCGCAACCGTTTCCGCGTCAAGCAATCCTTCCTTTATAGAAAGCTGATACGGAAGTCCGCAGATGAATTGCTTCTTCTCGCCAAGCATAGCTCGACAAGTGTCTAAGCATTTTAGATAGCTCCAGTGGTCTACGAAATAAGCGGATGATAAGTACAGCGTCTTGTTCTTCTCCTTTGCGTACTCCTTCTTGCGCTCTTCTTTTGTCAGCTCCGAATACTTCGGCTGACGCGGAAGCGTCAAGAACTTTCTCAGTACCATATCTATGACATCCTTGGGAATCATTCTGAACTCATCAAGCAGAAGAATATTCGCACGATTACCTCTTGCAGAGTCGCTTGCCGTAACAACCTTTATGTAGCTTCCGTTCTTAAACACAATCTGAGCCATAGCTCCGTTTATCTTCGTTTGCTTCTCATCTATTTCCAAAGCAAGCTCCGGCGATCTCGGCTTCAGCTCAAGCATGATTTTCTCCAAGACATTCATGCCCTGACTTCGTACCTTACAAGCAATACATATCTTCGAACCCGGATATAGAACAGCTCTCTCCACGCTGTATATTGCGCTTATGAACGTCTTGCCTATTCCTCGGCAGCCGATAAATACGAATACGGTACATATGTTCATTATTAGAATGAGCATCCGCTGAAACAAGTGCAAATCCCAATGGAGATAATCCATGACAAACCTATCGGAGTGCTTTCTATAATAAGACACAGACCTTACGGCACTCTCCATTATCTCATAATAAGATGAGGTGTAAGTGCGTTTTGATTGCTTTGATCGCTTTGACCTCTTGGAGTTTGAAGTTCTCCTCGACTTAGCCGTCGAGGCTCTTGCGGCAGCCATTTAATCGCCCCCCTTATTAGAGTCATCCGCAACATCTGCGGCGAAGATGTCATTAAACAAAGTTTCGTCATCCTCGTCCTTGTACTCCGGATTCTCCACCCGCAGCTTCTCAATCTCATCCTCGTAAAGCTTACAGTATGTATTTCTGATATTAAGCATTTTGCAAAGATGACCAAGGAACCATGTGGTTACATAGCGGACTAAATCCTTTCCATTCTTCGTTTCCTCGTCTTCGTCTTCGGGTATCGGACGTTTGTCTTCCCACCTCTTCGCCCACACGCCCATCGGCGTCTTGGTTATCTCGCTGCTAATATCATCTTTCTTCTGCGCAGGCTTAAGCTTTGCGCTTCCCAGCAAAGAGATAAGCGCATTAACGCTTTTATCAACAGCTCGTCCCGCAGCTCGGTCTCTGTTTATATCCAGCTCCAGCGAGCATAGCTGTTTAATAATAGCCTCGGTTCCTATATCGAACTCCATATCGCTTGGCAGTCTGGACATCCAATATTTCCTTCTCTGTTCCAACTGTATGTACTGCTGCGTGTCGAGTCCGTATCCCCAGAACGCTATAACACTATCCGGCACGGTTTCTTCTTTCTCAGCATCACCGCCGATGCCCGTAGCGGCAGACGACTGCGCCTTATTCGAGAGATCCTGAGATGTTGTGTTCTTCTCAAAATCCCACAGCGTACCTTCCTCAATCAGCGTATCCTCATAGCTCCTGCCCGCATACGTGACAGAGTTCGTCTTGGCTATATACTTTGTCATTATAGAACGAGCGGAACTCACGCGCTCCGCAGCGTCAAATACATTTTTGCTCCAGTATAAATCCAGCCTTCTGCACACCTGTCTTACCGCGTCGGGTGTATTTTTACACTGCACCAAATAGCCGTTGTACAAATCTTCAATACAGCTCTTGCATATATGCGCATACCCCACACCCTTGTACATAGAAGAGTAAGTCGCCGGGAAATGAGTTTTAAATCCACTGTACGTCTTACCGCATTTATAGCACGTCGCTCCGGACGAGCCGACTTGAATAGCCATTACTCATCCGCCTCCTCATATTCGTCAAGCTCTTCGCCAAAGCTCAAGGGTTGCTGCGGCTGGTCGTCCCTAAGCGACAGCTCATATAGCTTCGCCGCCATTCTTAGAGAAGAGCCGAATGTAAATTTCGGAATGTATCTTCCCTGAACCTGAACCCGCTCTCCCGTCGCCGGATGAATAGTAGAACGTGCGGCTCTGAAATGCACACCCAAGGCTCCGAATCCATATATCTGGATTTCTTCACCATGCTTAATCGAATCTTCCACAGCCTCAAGACACGCGTCCAAAATAGCAGCCACGTCGTTTACATTGTACAGCACCGACTTCTCTGTCTGCCTTACAATAAAATCTTTCTGATTTCCTTCGTCATCTGAGATATGAAATTTATGTTTCGGTGTTGTCACCGGCTTCCTTACGTTTCTTTGCCGCAGAATCTCTGCGGTCTTACTAACCAATTGTTTCCTATTCATTTAAATACTCCATTCCTTCCTTATTCACCCTTCTTTACATTAATTTTTCTTAATACAATATAGATTGCATTATACTCCGCTGTCGCTTAATAATTTATTCTAATAAAAAATTCAGGAGCGACCTAAGATCGCTCCCGCACTAACTCGTTAATATTTTACTCTGTGCTGGAAATGGGTTTTAAGTCTCCACTCCGACTACTCAAACAAGTTTGTTATTAAATTCTAAGGTTAAGTTCTCTGCCATCTCTGCGCAGTCCCTCTTATATTGCAAAGCGACAGCGGCATCTGTTTTACTTGTTAATCTCAGATATAGCCTTAGAGCGCATATCTTCAATAAATCTCACCACTCGCGCACTCTCTTCGCAAAAGTAGTGACCTCTTTTGGATTTTTGTTTCATTGTTCTCATAATATGTACATCCGGCAAAGCCCCGCGTATAGCCTTCGCCTCTTCCTTACTAATCGCAATCACCTATTGCTTCATTCCTTTCATTCTGGATTTTATTTACATACCACTCCGCCGCACCTCTCGGCAAAACGGTATATATTCTCTCATTAATAACACCTCATCACAGCGCCTGAAACCCTTACTGCCGCAACGGTTTTCGGTGCCTCTACTTTGTCCGTTCTCTTAAGTTTTAATCGTTATCCGCCGTTCGCTGTCGCTCATTTGAATCAGCCTTTTGCTTTGCATGGATGGTTGCGGCGCAGCAATCGCAGTACTTTTGTCCACCCGTTTTGCCGGGATGTCTATACCTTGTTATAATTCCACAGTTCCGACATTCGAAGTACGGCTCTCCGTGAAACTTAAGATATTGATACCCCAAGTTTCGCAAGTCAGTAATAGCCATCGCCGTTTCTCCGCTCTCAACGAAACATACGCGCACGTTGATATTGTCAACGCTCTTAGCAAATTCTATAAAACCTTCTTCTTTCAACAGCGCATATAATGCGCATTGCCTACGTATGGATGTATTAATATTAGCCATTTTCATAATCTCTTTATCTTCACAGTTTACCCAATGATCGTTGCGCTCACCGGCTGTATCCCAATACTTTGCAAGACAGAGCAGAACGAATGCGAGTCGCTTCGCCTGCCTGCTCTCAAGGGAATCGATCCTATCCATCTCCGGTTTACTGATAAGCAGTGACTCTATTTGAATAAGCTCATGCTTAAACGCATAGCTAACCGCGTAGGATAATGACTTAGACCAATTTGGCAGCGACACATTGGAATCACATCGCAATAGAAACATCTCTAGCTGTTTTCTTACATCTCTTTTTGTTAATCTTTTATTTCCTTCTCTGATGTATCCAGCCACTCGGCGCAATGTCTCTGAGGGCTGCCTGCCGAGCTCTTTTCTTCTGATCGCCTCGCAGGCAGCCTCTCGCTCATTTAAAACTATTCCCATTAATCATCCCCAACCTTTCTTGACCTAACTGTAAACCTGCTGTGGCAATATTCTACATCCCCGTTCACATCGGCTATCGGATACAGGATAGTGTTATCATTCGCAGATAGTAAATTATGTATAATAGAGCTTCCGCACATACTCCAAGCAAATCGCTTGGTAGAACTTTTGGTGTAGCATATGTCCAATATTATATTACACAAAGAATCCTCATTCGGACAGACCGCAGCGCACCGCTCCGCAAACTCGTCATTTATGACAGCCAAGCCTGAAAGAGAATCTTCGCTGTCTATACGTTCATAGTTAGACGATACCATAAATCCGCGCAGCCGTTGGTTGTAATCTTTATACAGTCTGTTAATGGCATCGTATTGCGCCTGACTGTACTCCGCTTCACCGCGCATGAAACAATAATCAAAATCTGCCTCGCCGCCGTATCGTCCGATATACCCATCGAACTCTTCTTCAAATCTTCGACATATCTTATTCATAACACAGTCGCCAATGCCGACGGGCATCTTGCGATTATATTGCTTTAAAAATTCCGACTGCTCCTTGCTTCGCTTTTCCTTCGGAATATCCAGCAAATCATCAACCGTCATACCAAACTCTCTGAGTGCTTTCTTGTTCGTATTCTTTATATGTGTGTTGTATTGCTTCATCAGAGCGGGATAGATGTATCTCATGAAGTAAGGCTTCTTATCTGCGACTACGGAACGATAAAGTTTCTTCTTGTCTTCATCCCCAAGCTTATTGATAGCGTGCCTGTCATACCATTCAGCGGGCATAGACTTACATATTATACCTTTGCTGCGGTCGATTTGATTTTGCTGGTACAGCTGTCCGCACTGCACGCGATATGTAAGTATCTTATACTCTTCGCTGTCCTCAGAATAGTGAGAGCGAATCTCATACATTGATGTTGTTCTGTTTGTGATTGCGCCTATCTCGTTGCCGAAGCTGTCTATGTTGGCTTGTATAAAATCATCTTCGGTAGGTACAATCTTCTTAGCCTTCCTCTGAGCGCACATCAGAGCGGGCTGGCTTATGACATTTCTGACTATGACGGGATTGTCTGTAAGCATAACCAAATCCCCGTCGAACCTTGATACCTTGTGTTACCACAAGGAGTAGACTATCTCTTCGTCGGTTGTGACCGACGTTCGGCACTTCCACATATGGAGTTTCACCATATATGTACCTGATTCATAGGCATATCTGTTTTGCGGACTTAGCCCGTATTCAGTAGTCGTTACACCCACCGGCACGTTTCCGTACCGGCTTGGCTCGGTGTTGTCTTGTATATTATTATTTATTTTATATCATTTCAAATCGCAAGTTTCTATACAAACCACCGCTCTCCGCAGCTCTGCGTATATAAGTCGATACAGAATTTATATTCTTTGATTTAGTGTAGTTGCCTGCAATTAGATATTTTGCGCATTCTCCTATATATGAAAAGTCTAACGCTTCGCCGTTCGGAAGATATGCGCGAATAGCTCTCGCTCTGCCATTCTTTGCTCCGGATCTACTCTGAACCATACGTAATTCTGGCTCATTTTGAAATCTATCATGTAGCGTATGGTTATGATAGTTTGGGTTATTAGCACCAGTCAAATCTCTATCACTGACGTGTCTCTTTAGAGATTTAGTGTACTTAATATTATCTTGGTGGCTCACCCATTCTAAATTATCAAATTTGTTATTTTGACGGTTACAGTCTTTATGATTTACTTCTAAACCGTCATTATACCCATCAACAAATAAAAATGCAACCAATCTATGTATATAAAACCTACGCTGTTCACCATCTTTACATAAGTTTACCGACAAATATCCGTCGTGCATTACCTTTGGTGCCAACGCCCGTGCCTTGCGGATATATGTGCGTCCGTCGCGGCGAGTGATGCGACGCGTAACACCTCGCACCAGACCATTCTCATTTACTTCATAATACCCCTCATATCCGGGAATTTCCTTCCACATATTATTATCACCACCTTCTGTTTACTATTATCGCTTACTTATTCACAAGAGTTCCACCGATAGCAGCGCTTCCGCCACACCCCGCATTTACGGGTTCACCGAATTTGCTATACATCGTTACCGATATATGGGACTATCCAAAGTTAATCCAATCCATTTAATGCCATCATCGCCGTGTCCCACGCATTAAACACAGTACACGTATTCATGTACCGATACCAATGCCGGACGCTTTCGGAACGCGCCGGGCTTACCAATCGGATATTGGCATGACACGACATAGGAGAACGGAAGCAAGCCAACTTGTCTGCCTCCTTATCCGCCCAATACCCGTTGTATATTTCGCCCGCCTTAAGCAGCCCCGTAACCTCAAGCCCAAATATGTGCTGGCATAAAGCATACGGGTCTCCCGACACAATAGAATAGTTGCCGTGAACTTTAAGTGCGCCCACCTTCGCCTCGTTTATTCTATTCTTAATCAACTGGTAGACGCTGCTCCTGACATACGGGTCGTCAGCCATCCGGCTGTCTATCATCATCGCTTTGATATAATCATCATCCAGAGAAGCAACGCTCTTCTCTGTCAGCCCCACACCTTTAAGAAACAATACCGTCTTGCGCCAATCGCCACCAAGTACTTCTTTAATCTCGGTCATCGTTGGCTCAATCAATTCTTCTATATCCTCATCGCTCAAATCCAAAGCTTGTATGTATTGATAATTCGTCGCACGCTCGCTCTCAAGCCGCTTCGGGCAAACCTTCGTTACGGCGAAGGTATAACCGTTGGCGAGGGACTTGGATAGATAATCATCACAGCTCTCATACGAATCCCACAGCTTAAGCATGGACGTTGTAAGCACAAGCTCAACATTTCTAATATCCACGTCGTTGCCCCATGCGTCCTTCACGATATATTCTCCGGCAACCTTCTCGGCGAACTCCAAAAAGTCAAACGCAAACACAACACCCTTCTCAAACGGAGCGCGTGTGTTTGCTCCACCGATAACGTAGTCAAGCTTCAATTCCTTGCTCCACCGTTCAGCCAACGAAGGAAGCATCATGCCACAGCCGTCTGACGCATCAAGCACTATCTCTTGATTTTCACGCTCTTCCATAATCGGATCGCCCTCGCACTCGTCGGTTAGGTAAACCACATCTGATAAGAAGCTTGTCTCGCAATCGTCTACGACAAGAATTCCGTTAGGCATTGATACCGGCGTTGAGGCACTGCACGTCAAAGCTTTGTATGCCTCAAGCTTTGCGGGTACAAGCTCCTTGCTCATATCCCTATCGTTATCAATCCGCCTCTTCAGCTCATCGGCAAGCACTTCGTTCACGAACACTATTGTGCTTCGCTTAATGCCGCCGCTTGTCCCCAAGAGTCTCTTGTACTTGATACCATTGATTGTAAAACCTTTGCAAGCTTTATAATAGTCTTGTTTCTTGTCAATAATCAAACACATATAATCAGGTTTGAATTGAATATCGTCAAGTTCTTTATATAAAGCTTTAATCTTTCTTCTGTTTTGGATATTATTCGCTTCTTTCTTTAGTTCCTCAATCTCTCTTCTTATCTCGCGAACTCTATCCTCGCCGCCGACTATACCGTTCAGCTCGTCTATCCAGCGAAGTATCTGACTGTCGGCAAGCGCAATCACCTCGTCATTTCTGCGAGCCTCATCAATCGGCAGAGTAAGCCGCCAACGCTCTTCCCGCAGTCTGCTGCTGTGCAGCTTATATATGTATTTCTGATATGTTAGATGTCTTCCTATATATGTCACCTCGTCTTATAAATTACGTAATCATCTTGACAGCGCAAAGCTATTCAGCCCATTCTTCCAAATACTGAAACCACTCTTCTCTGAATCTCTCGCGCCCCTGCTCAATAAGTATATCAATCTGTTCTTCCTCGTCTAAATCATCCATGAGCTCATCATGCGTGCATCCGTCTGATTTCTCACGATACCTTCTGCTGTTGTTCCAATCTCTCAATCGCATCGCCTCCTTCGTTTATAGAGTCCGTAGAAAATGAGTTAATCCAATTAACCAATATATTCCTCATTCGTTTGCTTGGTATATATAGATAAATCTCCTTGCCGTCCCGAATCGCACTCCGCCATATCCATTGTACCATAATAGACAGCGCATACATATCCTCGTCAACGTTAATGCCGTTCTGTTGATAGAAGGATTTGTCGGTCACGTTCATGAAGATGTTGGCGGCATACACCAGATGTGTCTTATCTCTGTAATCGTTTGTTGCTTTCAGATTGAATGGGAGCATTGAATTAGTATAGCCCTTACCCTTGAGCCTTCCGAATCCGCTCTTGTACGTTCCGCACATTCGCTCCGACTTTGGAATTCCTCTCCAGATGTTATTGAAACAGTTATATATATTCTTTCTTACCCGCTCCGTTTCGTTATCATCGTTCTTGACTCTGGTCATGGACAAGGCGAAACGCTCATCTCCGACACTATTCAGCTTTGACGAATCCAGAATATGGATCATGTTCTTTAGATTCGACACATACTCCGGAACATACCCCGGGTACGACGTAAATCTATAACCGGTCTCGGTCTCCGGATCTCTCGCCACTCCTATATACTCATAAGAGATATGATACATCTCCATCAAATGGTGTAGGCTCTGCGCCTCAAACAGATACGTCAGAACAAATACTCTTTTAAACGACGTTATAAGTTCGGGAGACAGCAGCCAATACAAGAACCTCTCCTTCTTCGATTGCTCCCCCGGCATCCGTATCAACCTTCTTGATTTAAACAGTCTGAACAAATCAGACAACGCTCCGGTCTTGTACTTATCGCATACGGCAACATAATCATCGCCCTCTAATTTAATGTAACCGGCGTCAACGGCTATTTGCAAGTCGTCCGAACGAAATTGGAAATTCTCCAGAACATCAACGTCCTCGTCTATTATCAAGGTATATCCAAGCTCTCTGATATTCTCAAGCACATCAGGTGTGTAGTTCTTGAAAGCTTGGTGGGTAGTGGCAATGTTTCGTCCCTCGGCAATTAGTGCCGCCGAGTGTTCAAATTTATGGAAGTGATACTTGGGCAGCTTACTGCTTGGTTCCACAAACCCGAGCCTCGGACACGCCAACTTAATTCTTTTTGCTTCATCGAGGTATGGGGTGATATAAATGAACCTCTCGTTTGGATGCTCATTCATATATGTTATTGCGCTCTGCGACTTGCCCGTACCCATGATCGCGTCACATATCTTTACATTAATCATACGCATTCCTCCTTGTTACAGTCCTCGTCATTAGGCAACCACCGCGTCGTACTCCACGATGTCGCTGTCCATAAGATAATTGTCTTCCGTCCTGCCGAGGTTCAGTTTCTTGTAAGCGTCCTCAATCTCTTCTTCTGTTATTCCAATATAATCCAAAGTCTGAGCGGGAGAGGCATGGTTGAATATCTTTTGAAGAAGCAGCAGCTTTCTATTATCGTTATTGGACATCATCATCTGATGATACCCGAACGTCTTCCTAAGAGTATGGGTTGAAATCTTTGCACTCAGATGCAGGTCTTGTCCAATGCCCTTAAGGATTCTGTCGATAGACTTGATGGTCAAAGGTTCATTCTTGTTGCAGCCTCTGTTGGATTCGCTTCTGAACATATAGTCGCTGAGTCTGACATCGGGAGTGTTCTCCAAGTACAGAGTAACAGCTTCGATTACAGCGTTGTTGATTGTAATGTACCTGTTTCTCTTTCTCTTCCTTGTGTTACGAGTTTTCTTCTCGAACACAGGGAAGCTGGTTCTGAACACAAGATTCTCATTTATAAGGTTGGAGAACCGAAGCACCCTCAGGTCGCTGACACGTAATCCAAAGTTGATACCTACAATGAAGAGCATATTGTCTCTGTACCGACCCTTGGCTTTAAGGTACGCCGAGATGCGGTTGATGTCACGAACGCTCTTGATTGGATCCGCTGCGTGCTCGGGTGCGAGCGGACAGGAACTGGACTCCGTTGCGGAAGCTATCAGCCCCGCTTTAAGCCTACGATTATTGTCTCGCTTAAGCATCAAGATGTCGATCACTCCCTTCGTATTAAATTTAGATTCCGGTTTTTTTGCCATGTCTTTTTTCATGATAATCTTCCTTCCTGTTAATAATTTGTTTATATTTAATTTATATTTGCCGCTTTACAACTTTTTTTACAACATCGAAGTGGTAAAATCATTTTTGAGCCCTTTAAACCTTAGTGCGACAATGGTTTTCCAAATGCCCTCTAAAAGAAAAATAGGTATAGTATATATTATTCTGTTATTAATAATTAATAATTAATATTTGGATATTTCTATGTAAAAGTAAATTATAAAATTAACTCTACTATCCAAAAATAAAAGCGGCAAAGCAGATTATTAAATTAACCTCACCATATATATTATATCAAAACCGGAATCGTAAGTCAAGCGATTTTCGCAATTATTATTCAAGAATATTGCACAATTTTTTTGTACAGCAGCTCTCGTTATTTGTTACATATTTTCTTGGCATCAACAACGGACGATTGAACTTCAAGCCACGGCTGCTGCGGACTTTGGTTGAACCGAAAGCTCCTATTTATAAGGAAGCGATAAAATGGAAGCGGGGAGAGGATGCGGTGAGATGAGAGAAAAATTCGTGGGTGAGAGGAGAGGTGACTACCGGATTCCCTGCGGATAGCAACGGCGAAAATACCATAACCGCCGGGCTATGACCTATTGTAGGATTTTCGGACATAGGAAACGGCAGCATTGAAAAAATTTAAAATTATTTTAAAAAAGTGCTTGACAAAATCGGGATTATATGATATAATTATCACATACCCAAAATCTTAATCCCGTTGTGAATTTCGATTTTTTGGATAAATAAAATAAATTCAGTGAAAAAAAAATCAGCGTGCACAACACATACACGCTGATAACATCACTGATAGAAAAGAGGATACAATGAACAACCTCAATAACAGTGATAACAATAGTTTATCACAAAACAACGGTTCTGTCAAGCCGTTGGACAAAGAAACACAAAAATCCGGTAAAACCGCCTTTTCTGATTTACTCCGTAAATTTGAAAAGTCTTACATTAATCAGTCTATCGAGTATGCCGATTTATTACAAGAGGCTGCAGCGGCTATTACATACTCCGTTCTTAGAAAACTTGATAATACCACATGCAACAAAACAGTGCATGAATTAAGAAATCAGCTAAAACACGACTTACTAATTAGCAAAAGTGACAAGCTATTTAAAGACTCGTACAGTAATAGCATTGATTTAGTGCATACCGCCGTTGCCGGACTAATATCCGAAATTGAAGTAGCAAGCAACCACGGAGTCGACACCTCAAAACCCGGCTTTTTAGAGGTACAATACACCAAAAAAGTATTAAATGAAAAAATCCGTATACAACGGAGTGACAACAATAGCCTTTTTAAAGAGGTTGCAACCTCTATAATTCAAGAAATATACAGGATTATAAGGCGTGAAATAGCAAGCAATTCACACCCAAGAATACAGTCGTTTACATATGCTTATATTAGCGAAAAAGTTAACGACAGCGAGGGCAACGAGTATACAGTATACACTCGTTTGTTGAAGTACAGTGATATAATTAGTGAAGTAAGAGACTTCAACGGCAAATTCGTTGCATTGACAGCTGATAACAAGTCAAATGATACAATTCAATCAATGATTGAAAAATTAGAACTAACAGACAAACAAAAACAAATAGTTAGCCTCCGTTTGCGCGGCTATGGATATAAATCAATCAGTACTTACATAGGTATAAGTGAAAAGAGTGTAAGAGACAGGCTAAAACTAGTACAGAAAAAAGCGGTTGAAAAATTACAATTACCCTCTTACTTACTAGATAAATGCGAAGTAAAGAAAAAGTTATCAGATGAAAATAAAAAGGTTATACATTGTATGCGTGAAGAGGGGCATTCACTCCGTTTTATCGGATTGAAATTTAATGTATCCCCGTCCACAATTTTAAAAATCGAAAAGGAAAAGAACGAAAAGGAAAAGAACGAAAAGGAAAAGAACGAAAAGGAAAAGAACGAAAAGGAAAAGAACGAAAAGGAAAAGAACGAAAAGGAAAAGAACGAAAAGGAATAATAATAAGGGGCTGTAAAAAAGAGGGGCTGTAAAAAAGTCCCTTTTTTACAGCCCCTCTTTTTTCGCCGTGAACGACTCCTTGTGACAGAGTCGTTGACAGGGACGCAAGCCCCGCCGTGAACGACTCCTTGTGACAGAGTCGTTGACAGGGACGCAAGCCCCGCCGTGAA